TAATTGAGAAAGCCAAAGATCTCGCAAACTATGATTTATTTTCAAATCGCCAGATATCGAAAATATCGGGTGGTGTTCTTAGCCATGTGGCTGTTAGCGCTAACATCCCGAAAGCCAACAAAAAGGGCGGGCGGTTCTCGCCACAAAGCCTAGAGGACATAGCCACTGTGCTATTCAGTGTAAGCAATGGCGGGCCTGTAGACTTTGAGGCAGTTCGACGAGCAATGGACTCAGGCACAAGCCAGGGCATGATATCAAGATTGACCGGTCTAAGCCAGTCAAGAATAAGCAGGGAAGCGGGTTCTAAAAATAGCTGATTTATTTAGTAGAAAAGCAAAGTTCGACCTAGTGAAAGAAAACATGAAAGCAGTAGAGTTTCATGCCTCTAGGTTCGAGAATGGAAGCCGAGACCCACTGGCTTTACAGTGTTATCAATTTATTAAACAGGAGGATGCTGGGCGTGAAAAAGCTAACAGCTGAAGAGTGGATTGAATACGGACTTAAGAACGGCTGGTGCGGTCCGCCAGTATGCTACACCCATGATGGGCTACCGACATCCGCCGACGAAGACGAAGAGTTCGAAGACGGCGACCCTTGCATCACAGTGATTCGCATGTACGATAACGGCGACATGAAGAAGCAGATTGAGGAGAATCACTCCCCATCAATCTGGCGCAAGGGAAGTTTCAACCTTGACTAAGATGATGTGCCTAGACCCAGGTGGCACAACTGGTTATGCGCTATTCGAGTTTACAGAAGACTCGGAAGCCGTTGTGAGATCGGCCGGGCAAGTCCCGGACGGTCTGCAAGGGTTTATCAAATGGTATAGCGAACATGCATACGGAGCCTGGGACTTCGTGGTCTGCGAGTCATTCACCCTCCGCACAGGAGTGAAGTTCCCAGACCTGTCACCGGTCTACATCATCGGAGCGCTTGAAGCCTACGAAGATGCGTGGGGCCAAAAGCCGGTTTACCAACCACCAACATCAAAGCCACTGTGTGACGACGATGTTCTAAAGCGACTGGGTATTTACATCCCAGGGCGTGGCCACGCAAACGATGCGCTGAGACACGGTATAATTTACTTAAGGAACAATCGCCACATGCCTACACTTCGTAGAGCTTGGCCTTTGGAGGACTAAATGCCATACTACATTACACAGAAACACCCAGACTGCAAGTCTGGATGGGCCACCGTAAACTCGGACTATGAGATTAAGGGTTGCCACAAGACAAAGGCTTCAGCGATTCGTCAAATGGTTGCAATCTCGCTAGGCGAAGACATCGCCCCGGGCGGAAGTCACCCTCGTGACAACGTAAACCAAGAAGCCGCGAAGGTTGACGGTTACAAGCCGCCAAGCGGCGCACAGGCAGCAGCAAGACGAGCTCTTAAGTGGATCTCTGAAGGCAAGGCTGGAAGTGGATTTACTAGCGTCGGAAGAACCAGGGCATCTCAGCTGGCCTCCGGCAAGACTATCACTCGCGCCACCGTTGCAAGAATGAAGTCTTACTTTGCTCGACACGCTGTGGATAAGTCCGCTAAGGGCTTTAGCGCAGGAGAAGAAGGCTTCCCGTCACCAGGCCGCGTGGCTTGGGATGCATGGGGTGGTGACGCAGGAAAGTCCTGGGTCAACGGAATAAACTTAGACAAGTAACGGGGAAACGGGCGCATGAAAATTCTATTTCTAGACCTTGAAACAAGGCCTAACCTCGCCTACGTGTGGGGGCTATGGGACCAGAACGTTGGCATCAATCAGCTAGTCGCATCGACTGAAGTTATCTGCTTCGGCGCTCGCTGGCATGGCGAGAAGAAGGTTATCTTCAAGTCAGTTCACCACCACGGCAAGAAGGAGATGCTAGATGAACTCCACGCTCTTATGGAAGAGGCTGATGTGCTTGTTGGCTGGAACTCACAAGCCTTTGACAGTAAGCATATCAAGCGAGAATTTGTGGAAAACGGATACCTACCTCCATCACCATACAAAGAGCTTGACCTTATGCGAGTGGTGCGGTCGCAATTTAAGTTCCCCTCGAACAAGTTGGACTACGTATCGCAGAAACTAGGCGTAGGTTCTAAGGTAAAGCACTCAGGCTTCGACCTGTGGATTGCCTGCATGGCTGGCGACAAGAAGGCCTGGAAGGAAATGAAGGAGTATCAGATTCAGGATGTTAACCTGCTGATTGACCTTTATGAAATCCTAAAGCCTTGGATTAAGAACCACCCACACGTATCTCTGCATGACGGAGATGGCAGTGGATGTCCAAACTGCGGCTCTGAGAACCTTCAGAAGCGTGGAATTGCAAGAACAACAACATCACAGTATCAGCGCTTCCAGTGCAACGGCTGTGGCAAGTGGATGAGGGGCAAGGGTGTTCTTTCGGGGTCAACCACAAGACCGATCTAAGAACTGGACCGAGGGCCTGGTCTGTGTGAAAACACAAGCCAGGCCTTTGGAGCGAGTTTTTAGAATCGAAGAAAAAGACCTGTACACTATGGTCATTGAAGAAGACGGCATAGAGCTAGAGGTCACAATCGTTTGCGGTTGCGAACTGCCTGTCAACAAGATTACAGAAGAGAACTTTTACTGCCAACACTGCGACCGACCATGCGGATATCCTGGTTGCGAGCTCTGCAAAGGCTTAGATGAGATGTTTGAGCTAAGGTTTCCAAAGGAGAAGTAATGCCAACTTACGAATATAAGTGCCCATCTTGCGATATCATCTACAGTGAGATTCGCAGCATGACTGAATTACAGAAAAAAACACACTGCGACAAGTGCCCGTCTCTACTCATAAGAGATTATAGAATTAGCGGAGTCGGGTTTAACGGTAGCGGTTTCTACACTACCGACAAAAAGCAATAGGAGGAAACATGGAAGTAAAGGTAAAGGGCAATATGCCCACCTACGCAAGGCCTGGTGACGCAGGTGCGGACCTGATTTCAGAACAGTTCATTGTACTGAACCCAGGCCAGACAAGCGCCGTAGCGAGCGGAACGTTTATAGAAATTCCGGAGGGTTACGTTGGGTTGATCCATCCACGCTCTGGGCTTGCAGCCAACCACGGAATCACTGTGCTTAACGCGCCAGGTACCATTGACTCGGGCTTTCGGGGTGAGATTAAGGTTCTCCTGCACAACACAGGTGCTCGACCGGTAATCATCAATAAGGACATGCGAATCGCCCAGCTGGTTATTCAGGAGTTTGTGACTGCACAGTTTGTGCAAGTAGAAGAGTTGTCAGAAACACAGCGAGGAGATGCCGGGTTTGGCTCAACAGGCGCATGACGCAGTAAATCACCCAAAGCACTACACAAGCGACCCTAGCGGTGTTGAGTGCATTCAGATTACTAGGCACCGCAACTTCAACATCGGCAACGCCATCAAATACCTGTGGCGAGCCGGGTTAAAAGAAGATGCAAAGATTCAAGATTTGCGTAAAGCAATCTGGTACATTGAAGACGAAATAAAACGCTTGGAGGAGCAACAGTGACAGGTATCAAATTCAGAACAGACATGACTGTCGAATTAGTTGACTCAATGGCATCTGACGCTTCAGTGGCAATGGCGGCCCGAGTGTCAACCATCAGCGGAAGCCACGACGCAGTAGCTGACCCAGATAAAGATTCCGGTCTAATCAACTACCTAATGCGCGACCGTCACGGCTCACCGTTTGAGCACAACTCGTTTACCTTCTACATTGAGGCACCGATCTTTGTGTTCCGAGAGTTCATGCGCCACCGCATAGCGTCTTACAACGAGGAGTCGGGTCGCTACAAGGAGCTTAAGCCTGTGTTTTATGTTCCGCACACCGAGCGTCCGCTAGTGCAGGTCGGTAAGCCTGGTGCTTACACTTTCGAGCAGGGTGACTATGCTCAGGTGATGATGGTGCAGGCACAGATTATGCGAACCAATGACGACGCTTACCTGTCGTATAAGAGAATGCTGAAGGCTGGCATTGCCAGAGAAGTTGCTAGAATGGTTCTACCAGTAAACATCTACTCAAGCATGTATGTCACGATGAATGCCAGGAGTCTGATGAACTTCCTGAGCCTGCGTTCTTTGAACCAGGGCACGTACCCATCGTTCCCCCAGGAAGAAATCGCAATGGTTGCCGACGAAATGGAAGCAATCTTTGCAGAAGTAATGCCAATAACGCATGGGTACTTTGTTGAAAACGGCAGAGTAGCACCATAGATAAAGCAAAACCCCCGGCTCACCTCTTGACCGGGGGTTTTGTCTTGTCGGGTATTTCCTATAGCCCCAGAAGGACTCCTACTGCAGATACAATCACTGCAAATAGCGCAATGATTACTGCGACCTTGTTACTCTTGTCGTCACGCTGAGTCTTTAGCTCCTTGACATCGAGCTCGATTTCGTTAATACGAAGATCTTGAGCGTCAAATTTCTTTTCCATACGGTCTTGCGATTCACGCATATTGCGAACGCTCTCCTCAATCCTGCCAAGGGTTACATAAAGTTCAGGTGATTCCGACATTAGGCTTGTTCGCCATCCTTAGGCTCGTGCTTAGCTGCTGCCTTGCCGAACGCTCGGTTGATCTCTTCGATGTCTAGTGCGCCATCGGCCAGGTATGAGCGAGATAGCTCCTGTGCGACACCCATGATGCCGGCAACGCCAGCCATGATTGCAGACTGCCAAACCTCTAGGCCGACGAAAGAACCGCCGACGAATGCGCTTGTTACGTTCAGGATAATCACCGCGATTGTGCGGCGAATAATATCAAAAAGCATAATTTTCCATTTCTCGCCCATTATACAACTTCAATTATACCTTATATTATTCTTTGGGGTTGCGAACTCGGTATGTAATAATCCAGATAATTGTTGCAGCAATCACCAGGTTTGCAGTGGTTGTCTTTGCAGAGCCTTCCAGCACAAGCCAGCCGATTACTAGAGCGACTAGAGTCCATAGCTGGTCTAGGATTTGAGTGAAAACAATTCCAATTAGGTTGAGTAGTTTCTTCATTACTTGATCTTTCTTGTTGATGTTGAGGTTGATGCTGATGCAGAAACTGCAGCGGCTGCTGCGGATGCAGCAACTTGGCCGACGACGACAGAGGCCACAACAGCGTCCTCTGCCTGCTCGCGGACCTGTGGAGACATGTCTGCTCCGATGTTACCGATGGCGTTAAAAGCCTCTAGAGCAGCCCCTGCAGCCTCTCCCAGCAAGGGAATAGCGGCCAGCTCAGCCGGCAACTTGGCATCGTCTGCCTGGGCAAGAACGACCAAAGCCTCAAGTGCCTGGGCGTACTCTTGCGATCCTTGCTGTGCAGTCTCGAAGACCGCCAAGGTGGCAGCTTCCAACAAAGCAACCTGCGCATTTGAAAGCTCTGACGGTTCAATCTCCGAAATGTTTTCAATTAAAGTGATAGAATGTTCTTCTACGGTTTCAACAGGAGGTTTAATTGGTAGTTCTGTCAAAGGAGTTTCTTCTAGCGGTGGCAACGGTTCTTGCGTCGATTCTGATTCTGGCAACGATTCTGCAATCTCCGGCGATGCTGGCTCTGGTGTTTGCTCCACTGGGGGTTCTGGGGCTTGCGTTTCTTCTGGCAAAGGCAGTTCAGGTTCTGGCTCAGGAGTCGGCTCGACAGGGAAGGGAATAGGCTGTGGCTGAGGCTGAGGTTCAATTACAGGTGGAGTCACAACAGGGTCAACCACGTCCACTGACGGAGTGGGAGAAGGCTGCGGCTGACTCTCTGGGGATTCTACTGGCACTGGGAGGTCTGGGCCTGTATCTGAAGATGTCGCTGGGGTTTCCACTGGTGATGGTGTCGGTGTTGGTTGCAGCTCGATTTGCAATGGCCCTGCTGTACTGGTCAGGTTCACGCGCAAAACCTTAACAACACCGCCACAAGGGTCACCAAACACGCCGTTATCTGCACCGACACTAAAAGTGTTTGAGCCTAGAAGTCCTTGCAGAATTGTGCTCACGTCAGCACCACAAGTAGGGTCGTTCGGTGCGCCATACCAGCCGGTTACAGCAGTAAACACTTCGCCTTCTGGGGCGGTTGCGGTAAATACTTGACCCTCCCAAGTGCCGGTCTCTACAGGCTCTGGCTCTGGGCTGGTAATAATTGGCGCTGAAAAGATCGGCCCATACCAGCCGCCCCAGAAGCCCTCGTCTCGACCTGTGACTTGAATCAGAACCTCGCCTGAAACCTGGGTCTGGATGGTAACAATGTCAATAGTATTGCCGTCCCAGCGCTCACCATTAATGGTCAAAGACCAGGTGTCCGGGCGTGGGGTGCAGGTGCCGATACAGTTTGCGGTCATGTTGTTAACCGATATTGTCAGCGTTGAGTTTTCGGGTACAGTTAGAAGTTGAGTGGCCTGACCGCCTCGGTAGTCAAACTGCACAGTGCCGTCAACTACTCGCCCATTAGATGTCTGCCAGTCGCTGGCTGCAGCTGATTGTGAAAATGCAAGTGATCCAAATGCAAGTAAAAGCGCCGCTATCAATCTAATATTTTTCATACATCCCTAGATATAGAAAATGGGCCCCAGAATTAACTAGGGCCCATTTGTTTTAAGTTATGTGTTACTGAGCTTTTGCAGCGAGCCTTTCAGCTTCTACAATCGCGGCTTGAGCTTCGCCATGTTCTGGGGCTGGCGCAATGGTTGCCTCTTCTGGAGTGGAGACCGGAGCTGAGGCAATAGCCTTCTCCTTGGCAATCAAAGCCTTAAAGAATGCAATCGGCTCAATGTAGCTCTTGCCAGCAGCATCCCAGGTATGAACCTTGCCCAGGCGGAGCTCCCAGTGAAGGTGCTTGCCGGTCGACATGCCCGTAGTTCCCATCTTGCCAAGAGGCATGCCAGCAGTTACCTTCTGGCCCTTCTTAACCTTCAGGGTGCCATCCTGCATGTGTGCGTAAAGGGTGGTGTAGAACTTGCCATCAATCTTGTGGAGGATGATTACAAAGTTGCCGAAGCCTCCACCTGCGGCAGTAGACTTGCGGGCCTCGATGACCTTGCCGTCGTAAGGCGCTTCAATCCAGCATGGCTCGTGTTGCGACCAGATGTCGGTTCCGTTGTGGTGCTTCTTAGTCTTCTGCACAGGGTGGATACGCCAACCCATGAGCGAAGTGATCTTAAAGTCTTTGCCTAGTTTTCCATCAATTGGAAATTGTGCCTTAGCCATTTATTTTCCTTACGGTTGGATGTACGAGCTTACGATCCACGCAAGCTTTAGAGCTTCTGGGGTGCTACCGTTTAGTCGGTATACTCGAACCTTAAACTTGTTTACGGTTGGACTCTCGAGCAAGGTCACCGCATAGCAGCTGCCGTTAGCAGTAGTCTCAACGTTTGCAGTTACCTTGCTATTTAGCGGTACTGGAGTTGCAAAGGTAACCTCTACGTCCATTGTTGAGCCAGTAGCATCTGGGCCAGTAAACTGGGTGCGACCGGCGATAACGCCAACATTATCTGCAGTGTTCGCTAGGTTAGCAAAGTGCGTCTCAAGTGGTGCGATGTTATCGCTTGATGTCGGGTACGTAATACCCTTAGAGGTTACTGCCATTTACTTCCTCGTTCTTAGCATTGATTGCATCGATTGTTGCTTTCAGGATTGCAATCTCTTGCGCCTGGGTTGCGTTAATCTCGCGGAAGTGCCTCAAGACATCTTCCAAATCTACTTTAGTCTGTTCGCTCATTTATGCTCCATTAGTTGGATTCTAGTACTTCAATTCTATCAGACAGAGACTTTATAATCTCCCGTTGCTCAGCCACAACCTTGTGCAAGAACATGTACATCTTGTCGTAGCGAAGCTGAACTGTCTCGCCTTCGTCGTCTGGCTGCACAACAAGTTGCTCACCAAAACCTGCATCCTGAAAGTCTTCTGCAATAAAACCGATAATGTCCCAGTCCTTTTCCTCCTCGCGAAGGATGCCTTCATTATACTTAAAGACAACTGGCTTGATCGACATGTAAGCTTCTGAGTCAAACTGCAGTTCTCGTATGTCACGCTTGTAAGTGCGAGAAGATGCTGCGGTGCTTCGGTAGATTCTGTAGCTGTTTCCAGACCCCTGAATGTGAACGTTATAGACCTGAGATGTAGTTGCATCGTAGATGCCCTGGGAGTATACAGCGCCAATAAGGTTAGTTGTTCCAGAGTTTGAAACCTGACCAGAAGTATTTGAAAGCCCAGTCGTTGTAACAAACGGCAACTCTACCCCCGCAGTTGCGCTAAGGTTTATAACTCCATTAGTGAATAAGATGCGTGATGTTATTACGTTTCCGCTTCTTAGTCCGATTGACGCAGAGTCGTTGCCAAAGTTTGCAAAGGTGTAATTAGTAGAGCTTTTTGTATTCAATATTGTAATCACTGAGGACCCAGCCGAGCCAGATGCATTTATCTCTCCAGTGTAAACGCCATCGTCGTCGTGGTACTTAGTCGATGTGCCAGAAATCTCAACACGCCTATTGCCAACGGCTGCAGTTCTAAGCGTTCCACCAGTAATTGTTACACCAATAATCTCAACGGTTGAGTTAATCGTTCCGCCATTTATAGTATCTGCGCTAAGTGTTCCAGTTTGGATAGTTGTTCCATTGATCTTGGTTGTGCCAGGAACGTAAATATTTGTTTTAATTTCATTAACGCCACCAATCGCGATGCCCGCTTGAGATACGGCAAACTTAATGTCCTGAACGCTCTTGTTAACCTGAACGTAAGAGTTCTGCAATTGCATATCTCTAGCTTTATTATTAACCTCATTGCTAATAATAGTAGCCTCAAGGGTCTCAAGACCCTTTTGAACCGAACGGCCCCAAGGCTGTGAAACCGTAGGCAGATTGCTATTTGGGTAAATCATTAGTTAGCCTCCATTAGCGGGATTACCGTAAACTCGTTAAAGCGCAAAGCTTCTTCTGCATAAACCTCTGGGTCAAGTGCGATGCTCTTAAAGTTGGCAAAGGTTTTACCAGTCCACTTAGCGTTAAACTCTGCAACGCTGACGTAAGCGGTAGCCTCAATCGACACAGAGCTTTCGCTGTAAGAGGCAGATTCAATCCTAAACTTGTTGCTGTTCATAAGCTCTGTACGACCGATAGTCTGGCCAAAAGCATTTGCAGTAGCAAGAGTAGAAGAAGCCGTAACAACCGGCCCACAGATCGCCTGAGCTGCCGCAACGCCACGTGAGTAGACCTGACCAAGCCCAATTATAAAAGGGTTGTCAATAGTTGCCGAGCTGTCGGTCGGTGCATAGTCTTCGGGTGCGCCAGTCAAGATTGTGTGCTTACGCTTCTCAAAGAAAACGCCAATGCCAGTAATCCAGAATGCAGGATAGTCTGCACCCTCGACGGACTCAACTCCGATTCTGTAAGGCGCATACCCGGTTCCACCTAGGGCCTTTTCCAGGCTATCAACAGCTGGAGCCTTTACCGTAATCTCAATCTCGTCAGGAACATCAGTAAGGGCAACCTTTACATTGCCGCCATACATATCCCACTGTCCAGGCTCAATTGCATAGCCGTCGTTGCCAAATACGACATACTCGCCAGTGGTGCCCTCATAAGGGTTTGGATAGTCTCGAGTGATTGTGCTCTTGCACACAGGCTGATTGACGGTTTCAAGGGTCGCATTAATCTTAACTCGCTTGGTAACGGTCTCGCCAGCCTCAACCTGCATAGAGTCGGTAATGCTTGCAAGGAACTTGCCTGGGTTCTCACCAGACTCGTCGTAGTTGCTTTGCTCAAAAACGTTCTTCTGACCGTAAGATGTTTTGTAGCGGTAAATGTCAACCTGCTTGGCAGGGTTTCCAGAAGAGACGTTTACGGAGTGGTCAGACTTAAACTCTTCCAAATCCGAAGCGGTCGTCAAAGCCTTTCGAAAAGCAAGGCCATCTTCGCCAACAAACATCTCAAAAGGCGAGTTGACTGTTGCACTTGAGCTAGAAGCTGCGCAGAGCATCTTTAAGTGCTCCCAGACGTTGCCCTTCCATCCAATAAAGTTTACGGTAACAGCCTCAAGCTCGTCAGAAAGCTCTTCGTCAATTGTGGGGACGATTCCAACGAGTCCACAGTAGTAATTGATAGCACCTAGCAGGTTAGCCGGAACGCTCTGGGTCACGTCGGTTTGATTCACGTTCGGCACAGGCATTGCAGTCTTTGTGGTATTTAGTCTCCACTGGAGCGTGTCTCCAGTTACGCTGACAATGCCGGCGTTGGTAGAGATGCTGTTAACCTTTACATCCACGATGCCATAGTCGTCGTCGCGTAGGCTGATAGCGTTATTAATCATCAGCTTGCTGTTAGGGTGTGTGTTGCCTACCTTGTCCGCGGTGAGCTCTCCAGCCCTAAACGACACCTGACCGGTTGCGCCCTTGACGTTGCCTGGCTCTAGTGAGGTAACTTCCTCAGAGTAAGACCAACCCATGATTGTGTCTTCAAACACGCCTCCGTTGCCAGAGCCGTTAATAATGTCTACGCCCATATTAAACCTCTACCCAGGTAGCAGCCATGCCAATCTGTCCGGTGTTGATCGCTGACGACATATACTCAATCGTCGGCTTCTGTGCAAACTCAAGTCCAGTAGTTCCCTTGCCAGCAATGAATCCACCAGACGGAACAGAAAGAGTGTCTGGAAGAATCTGAGCAATCATTGCAGTAATCTGCACAGTTGCGGCAGATGTGGTGGCAAGGAAGATCTCAACCCGAGAGTGGGTAGTTCCGTTAATCTGAGTGTTTGTTCGCACAGTGCCGCCAGCGACAATCTTGGTCGGGTTTACTGCGGTGTCTGCAGTTCCGTCAGAACGCTTGTAAGGCTGAATGCGAATGCCGGAAGTTGCACCAGCAGATGGACCATGCCAGCCGAAGTGAAGCTTGTGCCCTGCCGGAATGATAAGGGTAACCTTGCGGTCGCTTGCGAAGTTGTTGGTTGTCTCGAACTCTACATACTTAGACGGGTAGTTATTAGCAACAGTTGCCGAAGTGTAGACGGCAGAAAGCTGCTTAGTCAGACCAGGCCAGCCAAGCTCTGCCAACATTGGAGCGGCCCAGTGCTGTGGCATTAGGTTCTGGTTGCTGGCAAACGGGTCAACGAAGTAGTATGGTCCGTCGCCGTAAAGGCCGTCGGCGTAGTTGATTATGTGCTGTAGCGACTCTTCCTCGGCTGAGTTATATGAGCCAACCCAAGACGCATCAAAACGGCGGTGTGAGCCCTTAGAGCGCTTCACGAACGCCCGGCCGTTGAGCAGCTGAGATTCAGCAGCCCAACCAACCGAGTCAGCTTTCATGCCCGATAGCGGGGCCTTAATCCACGACTGCTTAGTTGCAGTTCCAAAGTAAATCAGGCCCGCCATTAGTTACTACCTCTCTGAGCCAAGAGCAGGTTACCTGCGTTGGCTGATGCTGCAATCTTAGTGTTCTCTGTGTATAGAGCGACTGGACGGTCGATAGCTGCACGAAGTAGCTGACGGTCCTCAGGACTCAAGTATACCATCTGAGAGCCTTGCGACTGCTGGGATTGAGCCTGTGACTGAACCGGAGAGAAGCCAACACGCTGCTGGTTTAGAGCGTTGAGGAAGTCAACTCCGTAGCGAGATACAGAGCCTGCACTCATCACGAACTCGCCGTTAGAGAGGCGGGCTGGGATTGAGTCTGAGGTTCCGGTTCCAGCGCCAGTGATTAGGCCGCCATTCTTGTAGCCATTGCCAAACGACTTCTCAAAGAACTTAATGCTTTCCTTAGCATCGTTCTTCATACGGCTAGTTGCGTACGGGTCTGACAGCAGCTCCTTGTTCTCTTTGTAGAGTGCAATCGACTGTGCGTCAGGCTTTACAACTGTTGAGTTCGAAGTGCCACCAACAATTGCAACGTTGCCAAGTTCGGCGTTAGCCTTTTTGACGAACTCTTCGATTGCGCGAAGTGCAGGGTCGGCGTTTACAGCAAGGGTGATCTCGCTAGGTAGTCCACCAAGAACGGTTGTAAAGTCGCCTTCGAATGCCTTGGTGTAATCCTGTAGCTCGCTCTTTGCAAAGCCAAGGTTTACGCCCTGAGTCAGGAACTCGGCAGCAAGCTTCTTAGCCTCGGCCTTTAAGCCGTCTGCCGATGTGCCAGTAGCTGCAAGTGTGGTCAGGTAGTTGGTGTAAGTCTGCACAAGTCCGCGAACCTGGTTACGGTTCTCGATTGACGACTTGGTGTTGTTCTTGAGAGACTTGTCCTTGGTTGCGTTTGCTTCGGCAATCTTCTTGCTTTCCTCAGCAAGGCTAGCGTTTGTCTCAGCAAGCTTGTTTGTCAGGAACTTCTGACGCTCAATGTCCTTGTACTTGACTGCAATCTTAAGCTGGTATTCAAGCAGGTTCTTGTCTGCGTTCAAGCCCATGATGGTCTTGTTCGCATCGTCCATTGCCTGCTGTGCTGACTCTGCAGAGTCCTTAATGCCCTGCCACGCATTGGCAATGTCGTCAAGGCCCATCTGCTTCGAGTAGCGATACTCAAACGCAGAGGCTAGGACGCTCTTCAGGTCGCTTGCATACTCAGATAGAGTCTTGATAGCCTTTGATGCTGCGCCAGTCAGCTGCTTCTCCATGTTTGCAAACAGAGAAGGGAATGCCTTTTTGAGAGTATTAACCTGCTTTGCGGTAAGGGTGGCATCTCCGCCGATAGCCTTGATTGCGTTGCCGACAAGGTTCAGCGCAGTCTGCGGAGCCCCCATGTCTTTGAGCACAATCTGGAAAGCCTGAAGCTCACGAATAGCCTTAGGGAAGTTGCTGCCAGCATTCTCGCCAATCTGGTTGATTACCGCAAGGATTGCGTTGAACTTCTCCTGAGCGCCTTCTGTGCCCAGGCTCCAGTCGGTAGAACCCTTTAGTGCAGTTCCGAGCGATCGAAGTGCGCTGTTTAGGTTCATAGCTGCTGAAACTGCGGAGTTTGCTGCGCCCAGCAAGCGCTTAAGCTTGTCAGCAGCCGACTCTGCAGCCCCACCAACTGTGTCAGCAGAGGTTGTGCTCGAGTTCGCAAGGGCCTTTAGGTTTCTTTCTAGAGGCTCAAACTGGGCGGCTAGCGCAGCCTGCGCAGCGCCTGCCGCAGTAGGGCTTGCATTAGAGGCAGCAAGTCTTAGATTAAGAAGCGCAAGAGCAGTCTGCTTTGCAGCCTCTGTAACCTTAAGCATTTCCTTGACAGACTTTGCCCCGTCAAAGTTTACCTTAATGTCGCTGTTCTTAATAAGGTCATAAGACGCGGCCTTGATGAGCTTCATTACCGAAGCCATGCCCTTGCCTGTCTTAATGGCGGACTTCATCTTAGCTTCTAGCCCAAGGAACGACTGGCTGTAACCCTTCATCACATCAGCAATTTTGCTTAGATTAATAGCGTTTTCAATCTGCGCCATTGCTTCAGCGCCAACCGTACCAAGCGCCTCTAGCTCCTTCTTGCTTTGCTGAAGCGCCCTAATCTCAGCGCCATTATCAAGGGCTACGTATTCGGTTGCTTCCCACTTTGCGATTCTAATCTTTTTGTCAAGCTCTTCAACGCCCTTTGCAATACCATCGAGGTACTCCTGAGCCTTCTCAGGATCACCCATGATTGCGTCAACCATGTCGCTGGCGTTAAAGCCCATACCGGCAAGGTCGTTGAACATGTTTGCATTTTTGTCTACGAGCTCTTGAATTTTGTCATTGGCAAGAATTGCGTTAAGGATAAGCTCTTTGGTCGCCTGGCCAAAGGCAACAGACTGCTCCTTGGTGACATCAACAAGCTGCTGCTGAGAGCCGTAGGCCTTGTCAAGTTCAGTGCTTAGGCCAGAAATTGCCTGAGCGTACTTGTTTGCAGTTGCCTCAGTCTCCACAAACTTTGAAGACTGAACAGCGATTGCCTCGCCGCTATCCTTCCAAACCTGAGTGTCTTCCTTGATAGTCTCTCTTAGAGCCTCAATGCCAAGTCCGGAGCCCGCAAGGTCGATCTTCTTCGCTTCTTCGGCTGCCATTGTGATGCCTTGAACAACACCGATTACTGTGGTGAGCACAGTTGCTGCAATGCCCGCAGCGCCAAGGAAGCCCATGAAGGTTGTCATAGCTCCACCGGCTGCTAGTCCAGCGCCAGTTGCCGCTCTTGTCTCGGCAGTAATTGCCTGAACATTTCTTAGTCGAGCAGTAGCCTCGCCGTTCTTTACGCCAGCAGCAACCTCGGCAGCTGCTGCGGCCTTTAGCTCTGCAAGCTGATTAGCGTTAAGAGCTGTGACCTCATTGCCGATAACCTCAACATAGAGCGCCTCTGTTGCCAGAGCGGCTCGCTTTGCAGCAGCCTCGACTCCGGTGGCTGCGCTCGAGGTCATGATGCCCTCGATATCGTGCTGACGAAGCATAATCAATCGCTGAAGGGAGTCTGCCTGTTCGCGGTTTGATGCCAGGAATATGTTTTCAGTCTTAAGTAGGTAAGCTTGCTTAGCCTTTTCTCCACGAGCAAAAGCCATCAGGCTGTAGTTCTTTGGAACAATCTCGCCACGAACATCGGCGTTGCCGGCCAGTAGCTTGTCTCGCATCTCGATTAGGCCGCCACCGACATTGGTTAGCTGCTTAATTTTCTTAATCGAGTTGTCAATTTCGCCAGTGTTGTTTGCAGAGTTAATTGCAGCGACGCGGAAAGCGTAGATCTGTGCTGTAACCTTAGCAAGCACAGCGCCCGCACCGGCCATAGCGCCAACGAAGACTACTGTTCCAGCGGAAAGTAGTGATAGCGAGCGTAGCAGTGGGCTTTCTGACATGCCCTTCATGAACTCAAGAACCTTAGACCCTACATCTAGCGCATCTTTTAGGGTTCCGCCAAACACCTGGCCGAGAGACTCGCCAAGTGACTTTAAGTTGTTCTGGAATACAGCAATCTTTGAGTCCAGGTTATCTGTTGTCTTAGCGAACGAGTCAAGCAAAAACTGACCATCGCCAAATGAGGCAGCAGCGTCAGTCATGGCACCGTCAACAACGTTCAAGTTGTTTGCTAGACGAGTAAGAGTGTTAACCTCTCGGGTCTCAGTAATGCCAAGCTTGTCAAAAGCCTTGGTTAGGTCGGCTGCGGAGTTGATTCCGCCAAGCATTGCTCGGAATACGTCATACGACTTGCCATCCTGACCCCAAGCCGCAGAGAAGTCCTCGCCTGACATGCCAGCTGTGCTAGCGAAAGCCTCAAGAGACTTACCGCCAGTAGCGACCGCGCGGTCAATGTCTGCAAATACGCGAGTGAAAACACCACGAGCCTGTTCTGCCGGAATACCCACAGAGGACAGAGCAGTTCCAAGACCGACAACATCTGGAGTAGTCATGCCGGCCTGGTTTGAAACCGCAGCAATGCTCTCTGAGAGTGTCAGAATCTCTGATTCTGTAGCAACGGCATTAACGCCAGCAAATGTTACTGCTGAGCCAAGCTTGTCAAACTGGTCGCTTGGTAGGTTTGTAAGTTCGGCAATCTTACCAAACTTCTGAGCAACTGTGTCGGCAGCGATTCCAGTAACCGCAGAGAACTGTGCCACTGTTTCGGTGAACTTAACAATACCCTGAGCGCCAATACCCATCTGGGCACCAAGGGTTGCAATGCGAGATAGTTCCTCAAATGCTACTGGGATAACCTCAGAAAGCGCAATGAACTGATCCTTTAGCTCCTTAGCGCCACCTGCTGGGTCGCTGAAGTCAAGCTGCATGGCACGTTCAACGGAAGTGAAGGCAGTTTCGTAGTCTCGGTAGGACTTGGTAATGTCAAAGATGCGACGTGCAACTCGGAATAGCTGAGTGCTTACGTTCTGGTATGCGTTACCAACGTCGTATAGCGCATAGCGGCCAGTGACCCACTGGTTGATCGACGCTTTAGTTGCAGCCTGAACATCCTTCTCGGCAGCAACCTGGTCCTTGTAGATGCGCTTGATTGTCTCGCTTGCGTCCTTGCGAGCCTTCTCTTCTTGCTCAATAGAGATAACTCTAGTTGCTGTGTTTGCTTTTTGTGCCTGAGTAGCCTCGTTTGAAGCGCCGGTTACGTTGCGCTCAACCTGAGTTGCAGTGTTCTCGTAGTTGCGAGCCCTCTGCTCCTTGCGCTTCGCTGCAATTTCAGCAACGGCGTTCTCTGCCTCGTAAGCTTTCTGAGACATCTGAAGTGAAGTGTCTTCGCCAACTGCTTTAACATCCCGGCGAGCGCGGAAAGCCGTACCCTTTGACGGGTCTGCAATTGCGGCTCGAAGCGAAGCTGCAGCAGTTGCTGCCTGCTCCGACTCTTTACCAAGCTCGTCTAGCTTAACAATGTAAGCCTCAAGAATTGCCTTATCAGCAGGCTGAATGACTCCGTTGTTGTCTACTGCGGAGTTTACAATCTGATATGCCTTGCGGGCATCGGTTAGCTGACCTAGAAGCTTCTTGTAGCTCTCATCGTCAGAAAGGCGCTTATTGGCAAGATCAATTCCAGTCTTTACGGCCTTGTTGTTTTCTTCTTGTGCGTTAGTCTCCTGCACAAGGGTAACGGCAGCTGCGGCCCTGTCGGCTGGGTCGATAGCTACTCCGCCGCCAAATGCTGATGGATTTGCTTCACGAGTCTTGTTTGAGTATGGGCCAGCGGTTCCATTGCCGTAGGCTGGTCCAAGTAGGGCAGTGCCCTTGCTAATCATTTCAGCCGACTGCGCAAACTGCTTTAGGAAGTCTAGAACAATTAGTGCAGCGCGGTTGTCTGCAATTGCCATGTGGGCCGGCATGCCATCAATAGAGAAGCCATTGCCTTGCTTCTGCACACCGTACTGCTTTGCAAGCTCCGGCTGCATGTCAATTGCTTTAGCAAGAAGTGCACCAAGGCCATTTGCGCCCTTTACTACGCCGTCTTTTAGCTGGCCCTGGATAAACGGAGCAAGCTCGGCGCTGAGGTTTCCAGACTTCTGAAGAGCTTGTAGTTGCTCGACAATCTTTTTGAAGTCAACAACGTTGTCAAGAATTGGAGCCTTGAGTTCTGGCCAAGTGTTAAGTCCGCTTAGGATTTTGTTGACGTTCTCGACAGAAACTGCAAGCATGCGGAAGTCTGCGCCGACAATGTTGCTTCCAGCAATTTGAACACCCAACTCGTCAAGCATCTTGAGGAGTATATTAATATTATCGATTTTAGCCGCATAGACTTCGGTGTCCATGATGTCGCCAGGCTTTGCCTGAGCGCGGCCGTAGCTCATCTCAGCTTCAGAGATACCAAGAGCGGCTCCACGCTTCTTGATGTCCTCAATAGTCTTGGCTCCGGCTCCAGCCTGTTTCAGAGCACTGTTGACATCTTCCGGAGTACCCTGCGGAAGGTGAATCATCTTTATTAGGTCGACGAACTCACCTAGGGAGTTCTTGATTGTAACGCCAGCCTCGTAAATTGGCGTAGTGTTGTTCTGGATAAACTCTGTATCAAAAGCAGCGGTGATCTTACTTACATCGCCACCAGCTTCTGCGATAATCTTTACAACCTGGTCAACAATAGCGTCACCGATTAATGGGCGATACTTTTCTATTCCTGGTGCAATGCTTGCTGCAATTTGGGCTGGCTCATTGCGCTTAGGTGCCTCAACTGCAGCCTTTACTGCTGGAACTTCGGCACGAGTGTTCTTGCCGTAGTTCTTGATTGCAGTCTGAACCTGCTTCTCGTAGCCAGTTACAAAGCGATCGCCTAGGATATACGGGTTAAGTAGAACCTGTGCAATTGGGTCTGCAACCTTTTTAGGGTCTGGCAGCGATGACATTAGCTGGCCAGTTACAAGGTCCTGGTACTCGCCAACTAGGACGTTTGCAAGGTTAGCCGGGTCGGAAAGCGCTTCTGGGCGTGAGCGGAACTGCTCAGGCACGACTCCACGAGCAAAGGCTGCAGTAGTTCCCTGCTGAAGCCCATTAAGCATTTCCTGAAGTGCAATTGCTGCACGAGCGGCGTTGTCTGCATAGCGCACAAGACCTTCGGCAGCGTCGTCACCCTCAGATACTCCAGCATTCTTAAAGGTGTCTTCGCGAGCCTTTTGACCAGCCTCGACAACCTTGGATAGAACGACCTTCAGCTTCTTGTAAAGCATGTCGTTTACTGCTTCTGCAGCCTGTGGGTTCTGTCCAATTGCAGACTCTAGGAACTTCTCGAAGTTTCTAGTTACTTCAGCGTCAAACTTTGCACCCTCTGGCAGTGCGGCAGATGGCTTAATTGATCCAGTCATTAGCGGCTTAGGTCCGCCAGGGATCGATAGGTTCTTGTTGTTTTGGTATACGCGCTCAGCTGCGGCTAGAAGCATTGCTGGGCTGATAGTTACACCACCAGCAGCATCAACGATAAAGTCTTCAACAAGCTTTTGGATTTGCTCCTTTGGCCCAGTTGTGTCCGGAAGGGCAAAGTCTGCCTCGCCAATAGTTGCAGCATACTGGTCTACAAAGCGTATGCCAATACGGGTAGCAAGCTCCTTGGCAGCTTCATTAATGTTCTTAGCAATGGCAACTTCGGCCTTGTCCGCAATGTCAATTCCAGACCAGTCTCCGCCCATCTGCTCAATCTTAGATGCGGCTTTGTTACGAACTGTGCGGTCTGCAGATTCGCCAGTCGAGTATCCACCGACGCGAATCTTTGCAGTTGCTCCAAAACCAAGCTCCTTGCGGAGCTCGGCCATGAAGTCTGCGGTATCCGCTACTAGGTTGACTCGCACATCGGCATTGTTGCCAATGGAGTCTACGGCATCCTGGGCCTTCTTAATGCTCTGCTGATTAACGGAGACATTTAATTCAATATTCTGACTTAGACCGTCGTTATTAGCCAAGGGAGACCACCTAAAGTGTAATAAAAGTTATACACCAATTATACACTACTCAGCGGCCTCCCTAATGGCCTGTTCGGTTAAAGCGTTGTAATACGACATGCGAGATGGGAGGTCAGAGCCGTCGTAGGTATAAGCGAGGATGTACTCCTGCTCACCATACTTCTTCTTCTTGCTCTTCTTTTTCTCTTCACGCTCTTGGTACATTTCAAGCTCAGCCTTTGCAAAGCACTTGCTGCTCTTGATTTTAAAGCCAACGTTGTCAGCAAACTCATTGCGACAAACCCAGATGGGGTTTCCACACTGCTGGCATGTCTCGTCCCGTAAGATTTGATATGCCTCAAGCAGTAGGAAATCGAACTTAGTCCACTCTAGATTTGGCTGCTCATGAAAGAGCATCGCTGAGGGTCTGATATTGTTTTCAATAGCTGCCCTAAGCTTGGTCACATAAGTTCTATTGTGGGCCCAAGTTAGGACTTCTGTAAAAAACCAGCGTCCGTAAGTTGGTTAAAGTATCCGCCAGCCAGGGTTAGCTTTTCCATGGTCTCTACTAGCTTGCCCCACTCGGTTGCTGGGATGTTGCGTCGTAGGTCATCGGTCTTCTCAAAGCTGAATAGGTCTGAGTCAACTTCGCCTGCAGCGTTGGTGACAGCCTCGATGTTAGCACCGACAAGTGCGGTGATGTAGTCTTTCATCCAGCCAGGAGTCTCGGTGCCGTCATCGCCCTTTTTAAGGCCGTAGCGGATGTTGGTCTGGGTTAGCACAGTCTCGATAACGTCCTGGTTGACACCGCGAAGGGTGAACTTAAGTGCGCTCTCATTGATCTGGGCTTTTAGCACAGCGGCCTCGGCATTAAGCTTGTCAGCAACGCCGCCCTCTGGCATGTAGTCTAGTTCATTCTGGATTTCAACAAGGCGCATAGCGGCTTCGTCGTCTAGGTAAATCTTTACATCTTTTTTAGGATAAGCGCGACCCTTGATTGCGTCGGCAAGGTTAAAGACCTTCTTCGACTGCGCTTCTTCGACCAACTCCATGGTCTCTTCAATAACTGATTTTGTTTCTTCGCTCATTTTGTCCTCATTAAGTTATCGCCCGTTATTAAAGTGGGGGAGAGGGATAAATGGGCGCAAATTCCCTCTCCCCCCGTTTTAGCTGTTAGTCAGTGGTAGTGACGTTAACGCCCAACTTGCCCTGAGGCATGAAGTTGACCATGTACTTAACAGAGTCTTCGCCTTCGGTGTTGTCTGAGAACGAGTCCGCAATGAACTTGTAAACAGAAACCTTCTGGCCTGCTGCGTAAGCAGTAGTAGCTGGAACACCAATGCGGACTACTAGGTAGCCCTCTGGGCGTGAACCGTCGGTAGCTGCCTTGAACGCTGCGTAAACATCGTTGTAGGTGCTGGTTGCCTCTGGGTCAGCGTCGCGGAAGAACATTAGTGAACCGTTGAACTGTGCGAAACCACGAGTCTGGACCTGGCCCTCGTCGATGATTCCACGGTCGTCAATCTTGTTCGAGTCAGTTGCACCTAGGTCGTATGAGTCCCAAGCAATTGCCTCAGTAAGGTTGATGCCGTCGCCAATTACAGCGATGTCTGGAGAGCTGATGAATGCAGCCTCGTTAGCAACGTCTGCAACGTCAACCCACTCAACACGGATCTTGCCGTTTGAAACCATCTTGGTTCCAACAGTAGCTGCAAGAGCTGGACCAGCACCTGCGGTTCCTGCGCCAACGGCAATGTTAACCTTAACTTCACCGGTGGTTAGGAAACGAGCGCCAAGGCGGACCATTTCACCATCGCCAACGATGTCTACAGGGAAGTCAGTCTTGACACCGTAGATTGAGATCTCGTCGCCAGCTGCGAAAGCTGCGTCGTGGGTCTTGCCAACACGCTTGATAAGGTAGTACTTAACGTCAGCAGCTGAGAACAGGTCACGTGCCTTATTGTATACCGAAGTAGCTGAAAGGTTAGCGTCACGGAATACGTCGAAGCTTGCCTCGTAGTTGTTGTAGGTTGGGGTCTGAACGTCTGCGTTGTCAATGATAGACAATGAGTTGTCTGCCTGTGAGTCGGTCATGTTCAGGGTGTAGCCGTCGGTGACAGCTGGAGAGATGTTGAATACCTTAGTTGCAGCGGTGATTTCGGTCAGCGTAGGAGCTGTCCAGTCAGCGAATGCATCTGCGGCCGCAACATAAATGCCCACGTTAGGGCGTAGCATCTTAGTGTTTGCCATTATTTATTCCTTGTCGGTTTCGATGTTAACTTCGATTTCAGACTCAACTTCAGGTTCTGCCGCACTCGTCAGTGGCGCTGGAGTTGGTTCTGCTTCTACAGCCTTCTTAGGTGCGGCCTTTGAAGGCTTGGCAACAGGTGCAACTGTGGAATCTGCGGGTACTAGGTTCTTGCCTAGTACTGGGTGTGAACTGTAGTGAGCCGGTCGCTCGATTAGTTCACCGGTAAGCTTGTGCTTGAAAAGTGCCATGATGGTCCCTTCTTATCTACTCTATGATACCACATTTGTGTTTACAGGATATCGGAAAATAACCTCAGAAATGTACTTCGCAGGTCTCGAAGAGAAGTCTGGTGTTAGGAATCTGCTATTTGCAGATGGTACTAGTTCGCCTGCGTCGTTCGGGATAAAGCCTGTTAGCTTGTCTCGCACAAGGTCAGCAACCTGCCTTGCTGAGCGTTCGGTTGGCCCGACACACTGCACAATCAGGTAACTCTCACCAAGGTTCTGGCGAGAAGATGTGATGCCTCGGCCGTCAAGGGCCTGGGCGTAGCCGCCAAAGAATGGCACGATGAACGGCAACATTGTGCCATTTGAGTAGACAAGGTTAGCGTCGTCAGGTACACCGTTCTCGTAAACGGTCTGTGGAAGCTCTTTGAGCTTGGTGACGATCTCGTCCTGGATTGGAATAAGTGATAGACCCATTAGCCTTTATACCCACGCTTTCGCATTTCTTGTTGAATCTTAATCATAGCAGCGTCAAGGCCGGCCCCGTGGGATTCCATGCCGTCAACCTTAGTGCCCTCATTATTGAAGCCATACTCCTGCATGTGGAAATACTTAGGGTCGCTACGCCAGCCAGGACCGTCAGGCTTTCTGCCGATTGGGCTAGTCGGTGCATCCGCAATCTGCCCGGAAGCAGTTGCCGGCCAACCAAAGCTTGCGTTTACCGAGCCACGACGGCGACGGTCTTTAGCCTGAGTAATTCTACCCTTGCGAAAGTCAACGCTGTTATACATTGTTCCGGTTTCGTAGCGAGAGCCCCACATGTTAATATATGGAGGGCGCTTGCCTCGTTCGATGTTAATGCCAACGTGCCAGTTGCTCCATGTTGGGCTATTCAAGATTCTCTCACGCATTGCATCAGCGCCAGCCTTGGCAGCCTCCGTAGTTGCTTCTCGGAGGTCTTCAGCGACCTTCTGAAGCCAAGGGTACTTCTTGCGGTTAGCGGCGTTTGCGACAGGATTCTTTAAATCCAAGTCGTGAAAGATTAAGGGAACTGAGCCCTTGCGACGGCCCGCCATTAGATGTTATTCGGGTTAAGTTCCTGGTTAACTTCGCACAGGAGGACTCGGTGCCAAGGGTTCGAGCTGTTGATAACAGAGCGAACAACGAACTCAAAGTTCTGAAGCATCTGGTCTAGCGGAGCGTCAGTAACAAGCATGCGGTGACCTGGGCGGATATCTGCCATAGCGCCGTTAGAGCCAGTCAACTGGTTCTCTCGCATACCGATGTGCACTTCAACGATCTGTGAAGCGCCAGGGTCGATCGCACTAATTACGGAGCCAGCTGAGCCCATGCGAGCAGAAGCGCTACGCGGCTGAATGCGGGCTTTCCCGGTCCAGAGTAGAGTAGTAGTACCCGACCAGGTGTTTGTGTCAGCGTCGTACATGCTGTCGGTGCTAGATGGGTTATAAATGTCAATTGTGGTGAGCGCAAGAGACCGCTCGATGGCTGTGTTGTGAAACGTCCATCGAGGGTCAATTGCAGAGCGAGTGTTTAGAGCCAATCGTTTTCCCATCGAGCCGACTGTGGCACAACGAGGAACGTCTCATAAGAGTCATACTTGTCGTCGTTGTCAGCCTCTTCGCGGAGAGCCTTAGCCTGCTCACGAAGCTCAGCGCCAAGCTTAGCGCCGTCAGTTGTGTAGTCTGCGGTGCGGATAACCTTGTTAATCAACGCTTCAGAGGTGGCAAGCACAAGTTTTGCCTGTGCTGCCGCCCTCTTCACATTGTTGCTGTATAGAGTAGCAAATGCCTGAATCTGTGCGTCTTCAAAGATGTACGCAGCGCCTACTGTCGGGTCTGCTAGGTTTTCTAGTTGCTCGACATCTGGAATGAGTAGACGAATCTGACCCACTACTGTTGCATAGTCTGGAGGTGTTACATCTGGAATCGTAGGCATAAGTCTATTCTATCTTATTCGACAGGTGCTTCGATTTCTAGAATTGGAGTTGGAATTGGCTCAATTGCTATGAGCTCAGGCTTGAAAAACTCATCAAGTTCAGCATCATAACCATCGCCAATACCAGCAAACTTCCCACGAATATTTCCATTGTAAGAAGTCTGAATCCACTGACCTTCAAGGCCAAGCGAGTTTAGGTAAGCCTCGCCGTCAGCCTCGAACTCGTTGCCAATAACAACTACGTCAGTAACGATACCGTCTTCAATCTTTGCAAAATGTGCCATTATCTATCCTTATGCCCAATACTTAATAATACAAACGCCAGAACCGCCATTTGCAGCGTTACCAGTGCCGTATGCAGTGTAACCACCGCCACCGCCACCGCCACCGGTGTTAGCAATTCCAGCAGTAGCTGCGGTTATAGCGCCAGTGTTGCCGTTACCCCATGCGCCATCGCCACCGCTAACTAGTCTATTACCGCCTAAGCCAACGTTGTTCATTCCGTTATAGAGGTTTGCTGGCTGAACAGTAGCAGCTGAACATCCGCCACCGCCACCGCCGTAGAGCCCCTTATAGGCTGGACCGCCAGAGGCAAATACGCCACTGTTGTAGTTTCCACCGTTTGCGTTTGCGGTAGTTCCCTTGCCATGGCCACCTTGGTAGCCCGGACCGCCAATTCTATATGATGGGGTACTGTCTGTAGTAGCAAAGTATGAAGGCTTCTCACCTGCACCGCCACCACCGCCGCCTCTGTTAGTGTTGGTGTATGTTGCCTGTAGGCCAGTTCCACCACCGCATCCGCCCGGCATGCCAGCGCTCATTGCGCCCCAGTAGCTTGGCTCGTACCCGCCGCCGCCACCACCGCCGAGTGCAGTTAAGCCAAGGTCCGCTATTGTGCTATTTCCGCCATTCGCACCATAGGAGTTGGTGCTCCAGGATCCACCAGCGCCAATAACGATAGTGAAAGCAACTCCCGGGGTTACGCTAAAGACCCCATCAATGACTCCACCGCCACCGCCACCGCCACCATAAGTAGAAGATGTCGTTCCGTGGCCACCGGCACCGCCGCCGCCAACAAGCAGAATTTCTACTGAGTATACACCAGCGGGTGGTGCCCAGTTAGCAGTTCCGGTAATCATTGCAGTATACTGCGACTTTGCAGTAGCACCCGCTGGTGTGGGGAAAACATTAACACCCATTAGATATCCATCTCAGTTCCGAATACAGTTGCCATTGCGGCCCATTCGCCACCAGTAGAGTGCTTAATAACAATCGACTCACCTGCTGCTAGAGTTATTTTATCAGTGAACTGATAAGAAGATGTAGTCGCGGCAGTGCCAATATAGTAGATTACGTTTGTTGAGTTATTAGCAGTTTCACCGGACTTTACAGCGAAAATTCTAACACTGTTGGCGCTATCTCCAGATACAAAAGTAATCGAGGACAAAATGGCCTGCTTGCCAGTCGGCACAGTGTAAAGGGTGACGTTAGTGTTATTAGCAGGAGCAGCCTGCCCTAGGATTTTATAGGTTATTGCCATTGGTTATGCTCCCATAGTTAGGAATGGATGGAGTGATTCTGGGGTGGTTGAAACCGAGTCCCAACTGGTGCCGTTCCACTGCCATACTCGACCAGATGCAGTAAACTGCTGGTTTAAAGTAGGCGAGTCCGGAAAATCGATTGCTGTCATTTTACTATTTTACCTTACCCTAGATAGCGAGAGCCGAAGCTTGTTCTTCGGTTAGGCCAAGTAGCTGAAGCGTTGCAAGTGCACTTTGCTTCGCGGCCTGCTTTGCTTCAATTTGCAGCTGAATCTCGGCGGCCAGAAGCAACTCGGAGTCGTGCTTCTCGATCTCCTCGGCAGTCATGTCGCGCTCAATTGACTCGCCAGTCTCGCAGTTGATTTCAGAGATTTTCATTAGTTGACTCCCCAAATGTTAATTGTGTAAGCTGCGCTGTAGCCGCTAACACTGCTAAAGTTAAAGCCCATTGAAGTAATTGCGGTGGTGTTATTATTCCAGACACCAGCACCATCGTTGACGGTGCTGCTCATGTACCCGGTGTAGTTGAAGAATTGTAGGTTCTTCGCGACGGTAGCGTTTGAGTAGTCTGGAATAGTAACCCAAGTGCTTCCACCTGTCATTCCAGGCAAGACTATCGCTGCTTGGTTTATTCCGTAGTTATAGTTCGGAGTTACGTTGCCAGTACCGGTGCTGGCGAAGCTGTTAACGTAGCCCCAGCCATATCCAGAAGTGGATCCGCTGAAGGTTACAGTAGCCGCCGAAGGGCCACCAACAGAGCCAGTGAAGCTCAACTGAATTCTGAGTTCTTTGTATGTCTGGGGGATTGACGAAATCGTTGCAGAGCTTACGCCAGCACCTAGAGTAGTTGACGAGATCAGCGTCATTGCCGGAGGGCCGGCGGGTCCGGTTGCTCCAGTCGACCCGGTAGCACCGGTAACCCCAGTTGGTCCAGTAGGACCGGCGGGTCCGGCTGGTGCCATTTCAACCCAAGTTGAGTCATAGTAGATGTATGTCTTTGCGTCGGCGGAATTAAACCACAAGTCGCCAGCGGTTGGCGAGGCTGGTGCGGTTTCCGAAACAGCAACACCGGCAGAAATGGTAGCGTTCTTCCAAAGCGAGGTTGCTGAGTCGTACTGAAGAACCTGCTTGTTTGCAAGACTAGAAAGGCTTACGTTGTGCAGCTCCTGCAGCTCAAAGCCGTTCTGAACCTTTACAAAAATCTTACCAGTTGTTGCGTGAGCCTGTTCAACAATGCCAATGAAGACAAGGTGCGCCGGTGCGGTTGGCTTGTTCGCAAGACCAAAGATCAGGTTGCCAGAAGTTCCAAGCCACACAGGGTCGCCGGCAGCGGCCGCTGATGTGTCGAGCCCGCCAAGAAGGCCTTCGGTGACGACGGTGTTCAAAGCGCCAGAAGCGGTCGTGCCATTCATCAAACCAAAGGTCTTAGAAGAAGTCGCCTCGGTTGCGTTTGATGCCTTAGCAACAGTCATGTTGGTTCCGTCAGAACCGTTTACATAAACCGCTTGACCTTTAGAGACAGCTTCAGAAGCCTTGACCATCTGCTTCGAGTGTGCGGTTGCATCGTAAGACAGAACGGTCCAGGCGCTGGTTCCGTTACCAGTCTTAGACAAGCCAGTGTCGCTCTCGTAGCCCTCTTCACCGGCGGCTAGAGTAGGGTTAGTCGAGGTCCAGTTCGCAGCGGTATCGCGGCGCTTTTTGATTACAGTCTGCACAGGCATTAGGCAGTTCCTCCGTCAATGAACAAAATATAAGTTGGGTCGAATCCAATTGTTGAACCGACGTAAGTGATAGGCAGGGTTCCCGCTAGATCGCCTAGGTTGCCAGGCTCACCCTGAATACCTTGAGGCCCCTGTGGGCCAGTGGCTCCAGTTGCTCCAGTTGCTCCCTGTAGTGCAAGCGGCATCCAGTGGGTTGCACCAATCTCTGGGACTTCGCCAACGGTCGGGTTCCCCGAGGCAAACCAGGAAGCGCCATTGTAGTAAACCGCATCGTCATCTACGTAGTCAGTAGAGCTTGACCAAACACCCTGCCAGTTAAGGCCGGTTGCACCAGTAGCGCCAGTTGCACCAGTGTTACCGGTGTCACCCTTTTCGCCCTTGTCGCCACGAGGAATCGCGATGTCAAAGACTGCAGCACCAGTAGTGCCGACATTAGTTACAGACGCACTTGAGCCAGCAGCCCCGGTAGTCACCGTGCCAACAGAGATAGTTGCTGCGGCACCAGTTGCGCCGGTGGCTCCGGTTGGGCCAGTTGCGCCAGTAGGTCCAGTTGGGCCAATCAGGTAGTAGGTGCCATTTGCGTCTGGCACGGGCATGGCGCTTGTCAGGTCAACAGTTGTGCCCTGAGGCAGTTCAAAGCTGAAATCTGGGATGCCGCGAGTTGGGGTTCCATCAGCGTCGGTTAGACGGAAGGTAACCTTCCAAGTCCAGTCGACTGGGTTGTTGTCTGCGTCATCGGTTGCGACTAGGCGAACACCGCGAGTTCCAGTGTAGCCAAGAAGGTAACCCTCCGAGTCAAGGTCACAGGAAATAGTGGCAGGAAGAATGGTTACAGGCGCAGGAGATGCGGTAACGTTCTTTACAAAGTTAGGAGATGGGGTAAATAGAACTGAGCCTTTTGCGGGCGCACCATCTGGATAAAGGTCGCCATCTGCACTGTCAGAGTAGGCAAGAAGGAAGCGTCCGGTAACAGTACCGTAGCCTACGTTTGAAGGGAGTTCATTAGCCATTGTAACTCTATTCTACCATAACTAGGCGATCTCAGTGTCTTTTTTATAGTCGCCATTTTCCCAAGTCTTGATTCTGTGACATGTCGCGCAAAGAACCTGTATGTTGTCGTCTTGTATTAATTTAGCAAGCGAAGCTTTAGTTCTTTTTATACCACTTCTTTTTAGGCCGCCCTTGACGGCGACAATGTGGTCAAACTCAAGTCCAGCAAAATGACCATTATACCCGCACTTAGCGCAGCCCGTCTTTACCTTATACTCGTTAAATAGATTGGCGGCCTCTACTCGATATTGCCTAGACTTTGAGGCGCTGTATCGCCTATAGCAAATTGCACAAGCAGAATTAATTCTTTTGTGCTGAACAAACTCGTGGTCTGTGCATCGCTTTGCTTCTGACATTAAGCGGTTCCGCCATCGATTACAGTTCCATCGAATGAACCATTAGCGCCCGCTGGACCTTGAATTCCGCCGTAAGGCAGGTCAAGGTAGTTGTCTACTCCGTTTCCAATTTTAAACTGGTCGGTGTCTGTTTCAAGCACCATCTCACGGATGGCGATAATAGGGTTAGCGGAGGTCCACTCAGCGAGTGTGCCGCCTCTAAGTTGAATTTGAACTGCCATTAAATAATCACGCTTCCGCCATCAATGCTAGGAATACCGCCATAAATACTTGTTGGGCTTCCACCGTCTATATTACCGTATGGAGCACCTGCTGGACCTACCAGCGTTGCGAGCCATTCCTGCTCAGTTCCAGTAAAACCATTAAGTTGTGCAACTTGATACGCCGATAGGCCGGTAAGGCCCTGATTGCCAGTGTCACCCTTATCGCCTTTAGGGCCTTGAGCGCCAGTAGCTCCAGTAGGACCCGTAGCGCCATCTGCGCCATTGAGGCCATCACTTCCAGCAGGACCTTGAGGTCCCGTAGCACCTGTCGCGCCCTGAACTCCTTGTATGCCTTGAGGCCCGGCATCGCCCTGAACTCCTTGTAGACCCTGAGGTCCCATTGGTCCAGTAGCCCCGTCCAAACCATCCGCACCAGCAGGACCTTGTATCCCCTGAGCTCCTTGAGGGCCAGTCGGTCCGACCTCACCCTGGATTCCCTGCGGTCCTGTAGCGCCTTGAGGGCCTGTAGCGCCCGTAGCGCCTGTTTCTCCTTGAACACCTTGTTCTCCTTGCGGACCCTGCGGTCCAGCCTCTCCTTGAGGCCCCTGCGGCCCCTCAGCACCACTTGAGCCACGCCCACCAGTGCCGCCAGTCTTCTTGTCAAGCTTCTTGAGCTCGCGTTCGACCGCATCCCCCCAGTCAGCAGACTGGGTAGGTAAATTATGGTCTGGAAGAATAATCATTATGCTCTATTATACCGCATAAAAGAAACTCGCCCCGGAGCAAAAGCTCAACAGGGCGAGAATCATTCACGAAGGAGGAACGTGATACATCTATTGTACCAGAAAGCAGAAAACCCCCACCCGAAGGTGAGGGTTCTCGCTATTCGGGAACTGGGCTATTAAGCGCCAGCACCGGTTGATGCAATGGTACCAGTTGGTAGCAAGAAGCCACCGGTTGCGATGTGGCGAATACGCATCTCGAAGTCGTCGTTGTCGAACGAACCTTCGCGAGCAGGTACTGCACCGCCGCCTAGGTACAAGCCACCGTTTGCCTTGACGCGAAGCTCAGGAGCCTCGTGTCCGCGCAGGAAGCCAAGTACTAGACCTGGGTTGATGGTGTCTGAAGGAACTGGAAGTAGGAACCAGAACTTGTCAGCGTTTGAGTTGTTGTAGATCTTCTTAATCCAAGGGTTTACAACGATCTGAATCGAAGAAGCGATTGGGTTGCCTGCAACAACAGAAGTAACGGTGTCACCAGAGGTAACCTCGGTACGAACCTGCTGCACAGCAAGGATCTTCTTAGCGGTTAGCTCAAGTGCCTGTGGGACAACTAGAACGAAGCGGCTAAGTGGGGTGATTGAGTTGCCGTTGTAGGTCTGAACGTTAGCAGCAGTGATTGCAGCCTCTAGTGACTCTAGTGAGAGCACAGGGTTGCCTGCTAGTAGGTTCTGGTTACCCGACTTGAAGTTAGCAGTGTTTAGACCTGAAGAGGTAACTAGCTGCTTGGTAACTTCCTCGTCTTCCTTGCCAGCTGCCTTGCGAGCAAGCTCGAGAGGTAGACGCTCAAGGATTGAGATGTTGCCGTCGTTGATGATTGATTCCCATGAGAAGCGGATACGTGAACCGGCCTTCTTCACTGCGAACTCAGCCTCAGAGAATGAGAACCAGCCAGCAGTTGGGTACTCGTCGTACTCGCCAACGGTAGGTAGTGAGCCAGCGCGGAACTTGTCGCCTTCGTTGTCAAGACCGTCGTCTTCGTAAGCAAGGTTCATGTACTGGGTTGGGCGGAAGTCATCAACAACTAGGCGGGTTGCGAAAGCGTCCCAAACCTTTGGCTGCTCTGCATAGTTTGCAAGCATGATCTTGTTGATGGTTGGTGCAAGCTGAACTGGCAGGTCAGAGGTAGAGATACCTTCCTGTAGCTTTAGCTTGTCCTGGCGGTCACCGCGGATAGCACCTTCGAGGAGCTTAGCGGCTTCGACCTGGCGTGAAGTAATGTTTTCAGTCATTTTCTACCGTCCCTTAGTTCTGCTGCAAACGGACTACAACGTAGCCAGTTCCAGCCTTGATAGCGTGACCGATCAACTTGTTGCTGGTAGCGGTGGTGGTAACTGCGCCAGCTGAGCTAACGTATACCTTTGCGCCAACAGAAACGGTGTCTGCAGTCTCTAGTTTGAATGCGCCGGTAAGCTTAAGAGTAGCGTAGGTGTTGCCATCTTCCTTTTCCTTCGCGTCGTGCTCAGCAATACCAACTACCTGTCCAACCTGTACAAGGTCACCAGATACAACGGTGTCCGCTACAGGGAATGATAGGCTGTTAGCTACTGCATAGATCTCGTTAAGAGCCATGATGTGCCTTTCCTTAGTTCTTGCCAGTTAGGCGAGCGATTACTGAATCGTAGTCGTCGTTACCAGCGGTGGTTGCGGCCTTGTTAGCCTCGTGGACAACGCCAACAACCTCAGCAGTAGCTGGAGCGGTTGCCTTGATGCTCTCGCGAATTGAGTCAGCGTATGCCTTCTCAGACTCGATTAGTTCATCAACGGTCTTGGTGTTGGTTTCTGATTTCAGGGCCTCAGCTACGCGGGTAAGCGCAATCTTTGGTAGACCTGACTCGTTGAACTTCTCAGCAACTTCAACTGGGTCGATTGCTACCTCTTCGGTAGCCTCGTCTTCAGTCTTCTCGTCGTCAGCAGGAGTAGCTGCCTCAACAAGAGCCATTACTGACTCCTTAAGAGGGCTGAGTGCCTCAACAAGGGTGTTCTTCAACTCAGCGATAGCTGAATCAAACTCTTCCTTAGTAATAGACATTCTATTTCCTTCCATAGAAGATTCGGCTACGATTGTAGCTTCCTCTTTGATTTTGTAGCTTTCGAGCAGCGAAACAAACTTACCGCCCGCTCCTGCTACGGTTACCACATCAACGCTCGTCATTGGATCATCATCCGATAGCGATTCGACGATAGGACCTTCTCGCCCCTCAGCTTCGCCAATCTTGACGGAGCCAGTTGCACGAATTGACAAACCTACGTCGCCAGCCATCTCTCGGATGATTGGTGCGTAGTGTGAGTAAAATTCGACTTCTGCGAATAGACCATTCTCCTGGAATACTGCGTCACTGGTTAGCTTTCCGGCCAACTGGTGAACGTCACGCTCTGGGCGGTCGTTAGACTCGCTAGCGCCAGGGTGGTTCATAAATACCTTAGTTCCAGCCTTAAAGGTTCGAGGGCCAAACTCAGCAAGCATGTCAGCTGCGTAGTAGCCTGAGCTACCCCAGCCAGCCTCGATAACCTTGATGCGCCACTTGTTGCCCTTGCCAGAAGGTGCTGAAAACGCCAGGTTTTCGTTTAGCTGCACAGTCATAGATACTCCATAGGTATTAATAATTCTATAAGTAATGATACCACATTAGTTAGTTGCAGGAGTGTTATCCATATCACGCAGGTCGTTTGAGTTATCCTGCATCGAGCCTACCGCGCCAGAGTTGCCCTGAGACGGAACTACTGAGCCGCTGTTGTCAGGGTTGTCTTGCGTGCTGTCCTCTGGTGAGCCGTTGCGCATTGCGACAACATCAAGCTCATCTAGCACAGCGTTGCGGAACTCGTCAGGCCAAATAGCCATCGACTCCTTAGCCAAAGCCAAAGACTGAAGCTGGCGGAAGCTTGACTCGGTTTCCATCTTAGGCCACTTGATAGTTGCCTTGGTGTCACCGAAGAAAGCCATCACACGCTTAAGGTAGTTTTCCCAAAGCTTCTGGCGGGCCTGCATGGCCTTAGTGGTCGGTACGTCTAGAGTCTGTGCGACACCATATGCACCGGAAGTTCCTGGGTCGCTCATAAGAGCAATCACAGAAACTTCCAGCGCACTGGCTACCATAGCAGCAAGTGGCTTTCCATTACCTAGATCTACAGAGTTACTTGTGCGCGGAAGAGCTGAAAGCTCCATGTCAGCACCCATAATTGCGGTTGAGCCAGAACTACTTGGTGTAGCAATTGTAGCAGCTGCTGCCTGTGCGCCACTCTTAGTCTTCGACTTAAGCTGCCAAGCGAACATGCTCAGAGCCTTCAGGATGCGTGAGCCGTCCTTCAAATACTCATTGTAGGCGTGAGCCCAAGGATACGCTGCAAAGCTGTCAGGAACGCCCCAGACGGCTCCTGAGCGCTTGTTTACGATGAACGGGAAGATGGTCTTGTTGTAGTTGACCGGCTGCTTCTGAATGTAGTCAACGCGAGTTGTAGTTCCGAGCGTGTCGATCGGGTACCACTCGTTCTTGGCTTCATCCTGGCCGTTAATGTTCTTGCGAGTCCATGAACGGCGGATGTAACGGACGGTTTCAACGTCGTCAGGGTCGGTAACCCAGCCAGTAATCTCGTTAAAAGGAATTCTTTGAAGCTTTTTGGTGGCGTTATCCCCCAAAATGAAGAACTGGCCAGAGGCAAAGTTCGACCGTTCGTTGACGCACATAGCGTCGTTCGAGAACAGGGCAGCCTGGTTCTGAGGGTCGTCAATTAGTGACTGAACACGCTTAGAAGAGACATTCTGAATATCTACGCCACGGCCAAAGATATAGCTCGTGCGAAGGCCCAAACCACGCTTTAGAAGCGGATTACCGTCAGTTTTCTCAATAAGACGCTCAGAAAGGGCGTGAAGCGCCTCAAGAGTGAAAGAGTTGCTGTGAGGGTTCTCAAGCCCCAAAAGTGACCAGCCGTCATCCTCAATGCTCAGCATAACCTCAGCCATGCGTGAATAAGACTCGCGGAGATCCTGAAGCTCTGCTTCACCGTCAAAAAAACTGTCAAAATTGCTCAAAATATCTCCAAAAAGTTAAAATATACTATAATTCTACCATGTCCAGTCCGAGTAAAACGGAAACTTTACATCAAGATCGTTAGCGTCCATATACATCTTGTCGCCAGGCTTGCCAGTCGGGTATGCAGAGTTCATCAACTTAGACATGTCCAAAGACGCATACATCGCCGCATCTAGGCGGTCAGGGGACTTCATGCCCCTAGAGCGCATATCATCTTTAGATTCAATCTGAATTGAACCCTTAGTAGAAAACTTGTACTTAATCGACATCATTTCGTCAATAAGGTCCTTGTCCATCATGTCGATGTCCAAATTCCCCATAATCATCCGCTCACGCATCGAATCATAGCCCGCCGCACGAGCATTAAGCCATCTCGTGTTATCAGGGCTAGCAGCAGAACCAACAACGCTAATAACCACATAGGAATCATTACACATATTAGCAAGCATGTCAACAATTGGCGCACCCAAACCAGTACCGTCAACTCGAACCTCCCTAGCTCCAAAAGCAATAGCAGCCTCATGGATGCGGTTAGCCGACTCAACAGCATTAGCCTTAGTCCATGTAGCGTGGTGACGCAAACGGCCACCCCTGCAAGTGTAAATTACAGAATCGTCATCACCGAAACGTGCAACGTCGACACCGAGCACAACCGGGATCTCCATATCCTCAACAACGTCAAGGTCAATAGCAGAATCGATAGCAGTCTGGCTGAAAAACGTAGTGTCGTCTTCCTCGGGAAACTCGGCCAAAATCTTAGACTTATAACGGGCAGAATCAGTACCCCAAGCAACCTTCTGACGGTCAACCCAGCCCGGCTGAATCAAAAGCGGCTTCAGCTCCTCTGGAATATCCTCGCCCGTAAAGTTTGGCGTATCAAATGCAGAAACCTTAATCTTATTCCAAGTCTCATCCTCACGGAAAATACGGTGGAATTCGGTTCCTCTGCGGTCCGGGTTACCAATAGCAAGCACTCGCGAGTCCGCAGTCGTAGTAACCGCTTCAGCAGCCGTATACAAGTCCTGAGGGATACCGCCAGCCTCATCCAGAACCACCATCACAAAACGACGGTGGATACCCTGGAAGGCGGAAACAATGTCAGTGTCGGCAGGTCGACGGCCAAAGCCAATCAGTGTGCCGTACTCGTCGTCGAGCTTCCACTCCTCCGACTGGTTGATGTGCCCGGGTAGGCTAAAGCCGCGAATCGCCGCAGCCTTGTGGTTATCTTTAAGCTCACGGAAGAGCACACGAGCAATCTGAGGGTACGTCGGAGCCGACGCAATAAGCGCAACCTCGTACGGGTCATGCACAGATACCCACCAGGCCCCAGCCATGCCCGCAATCGCAGACTTGCCCATACCGTTACAGCTAACCACAGCCGTGTGCGTGTTGTCAACCAGAGACTCAAGAACCTCACGCTGCTTAGACCAAACATGCTTACCCAGCACATCATGCACCCAGGCGGCAGGGTCAGTTAAATAAAGAGAGTTCTTAGACCGCTGCTGCAGATCCTTAATAACCCCATCAATGACATTATCAATCAAAAGATTGCGTCTCCTCTTGCAGTTCGCTCTTGGCCTTCATCAAGCCCTCAGCAACCAGTGCGTCCAAGCGAGTGGAGTCAACATCGGGGTACTGCTCCTGCAGAGACTTCTTAGCAAAAGAAAGAGCCGCATCCATAGCGCGAAGAAGAACACCCTGCTGATACTGCGACAGCTTAAGCACCTGCTCATCCAGCTGCGTCTTCTGAGAATCCAAACGCTTACCAATAAGCTCCAGAGTCTTAAGCAATAGACGTGCAGACTCAGGGTCCTTCAGCTGGAACGCAGCCTCAGTCAGCGAATCCTTCAGCTCATTAAGCTGATACAGCAAAAGCTGACGCTGCTCAACCTCAGACCAAACATCACGGCGGGCCATCAAATCCTTGACATGCTGCACAGCCTGAGCGGCAGGGATACCAGTAGAACGCTCAAGCTCCTGACCAGACTTACCAGAAGCCGCCAGGCGAATCAGAGACTCGTCAAGAAGATTAAGGGCGCGACTCATCCGTGAGCTCCTTACGCAACTCAATAAACGAAGCCTCAAGGTCCTTCACGGCCTCAAAGACAAGATACAACATATCAGCAAGCTGCTCAGCATTCACCGGGGTAGCAGAATCCTCAACCTTAGGGGTAGGATCGTCAACAATAGAGCCCATTCAAAAACCTCCAAAAATATGCGCGAAATTTTTTGCGCAATCCATTTTACCATGTAAACATGTTTTATAAGATTTGTTTCAAAAGGTGTTGTGATTCGAGCGTGGTGGGAGAGAGCTACCTCTTATATATATTTGTCTAATAAAATGATTTCTTTCATTCATACATAACACGCTTCCCGGCATCAAAAAAAACCCCAGAGCCGGGGGGACGACTCTGGGGCTGTTCTTTATTGGTTAGTTACCAAGTGGCTTGAATGTTACAACGAAGTTCTGCTCACCGTAGTTTGCAGAGTTCTGAACACCCAACTGGGCTTCAACGACTAGACCAATCAACGACTCTGGTGAGTTGACTAGCTCATTGTTTGTGATGCTTAGTGAATCGACAAGTGCCTTGCGTGACATCCGCAACCAGTCGCGCTCCTTGCGAGCGTCTTCTGACTTGTCAACTGGTGCTGACCACAATGGAATCTGCTTCCAGACCTTGCGTGAATCTGCGTGTGCTAGCGTTAGGTTCAACGCTGGCTTGCCTTCGTGCTTTCCAGACTTGACTGTTACCATCTCAACGTCCACAATCTCCATCGTGTACTGACCTGGCTCCTTCGCACCGAAGTACGCATCGTCTAGAACTGAATCATCTGGTACTGCTACTGCTGCTACTGCTGTTACCTTGGACATCTTATGTCACTTTCTATTTAATAGATGAGACGACTTTCGTCTCAAAGAGCGAAAAAGTCGTATCATCGCTTCTTGTTATTATTCCTATCTGTACCACAGCTTCTCTTGGTTTGATTGGCTCCCATTCTCTAGGCCTTGTAGGACTTTTAGGTTTTCTAAAAACCCGGGGACTTTTCTTCTAACTCTCGAACTTGCGTCTTGAGCGAGTCAATGTATAGTGCGTTCATTGCGCCGTATACAACAACTGCTAACCCAATGATGATTAACCAACTGATTGCCTGAATCATTAACGGACCCACCTTAGTGAACTTAGTGTTACCCAATACTTTTTCTCTCCTGCTACGACTAGAGCCTTCTTAGCATCTAGCGTAAACACTACGATCCTAAACATCTGACCGTATGTCCGGTCATCTCCTGCGAACTGCACAAGAGAGCCGATGTCTAGATTCCACCCGTTGTAGTCCTTGTATGGATACGACTCGTATGCTGCTTCCTCGTCTGTCATCTCGTTACTGGCGAACAGCTCATCCATTGTAGTTACCTTTCCTAGGGGCTAGCTGCCCCTCCTTCACAAAGTGAAGGGGCAGCGCCCCATCATCAGCCACTGGTTTTCTGGGGCGGATACGCCGTTATATGCGCATCCTGTTAGGACTATTAGAGACTTTAGAAACCCGGGGGTTTTACAGCTCCCAGTCTGACGTATCTTCTCCGTTGAGCACAGAGATGACGTATGGGAACTTGTCCCTGTCTGGTAGCACAGAGACTGTTTCCCACTGTGCGTCTGTTAGCTCCTCGTACTCAAACTCTACAACCTCATCCGAGCCGTAGTTGCCATCTGCTGTTACGTATGCCATTAGAACGTCTCCTCTTCTGTTGGGGTATAACGGACATATACTGTCCACAACTGCTTGTTTGCGTCTTCTACTGGTAGGTTGTTGCCTCCTGTTACTTGTACCTCTACATCCTTATACTTCGTTGTGATACGGTATGCAGAACCTGAATTGACCACCTTGACTGGGAACTCCGCCCACTTGCCTGGGTGCTTGTACAACTCCTCGATGAACTCGCTCCATGGGTACCTTTCTTTGCGCCCACGCTTCTCAGCAATCTCTTCTTCTGTAACGAACTTGATTTCCATGTTTTTCTTTCTTTTATAAACGAGCCCCGCAGGGGCGAGCGGAGGGGTGCGAAGCACCCACTCCGTTCTATGCCACTAGTCGATACGCTTGTGCATCTGGGTCTTGACCAACATCTGGTCTGACTTGCTTCCGAAGATTACATCTCCTGGGTTCTCGTTCTGGATGAAGAACTCAAACTTACCGAGAACATCAATAACGTCGTTCAAGTCCTGGACCTTTTTGAAGTCTTTGAGCGATGCTCCACGCTTTGCAGTCTCGACAAGTCCACGAACTAGCCAAGCCCAGAATGTAATCTTGTTTGCGTTCAAGTTACAGTCCATCTGTCGGAACTCGATTGTTCCGCGTCCGCCTAGCAAGTGCATTACGTTCACTGCAACCTGCTTGACGTTGTTTAGCTTTGGATCTTTACGCTTCAACGCTGCTGCTACGTGGTCAGTACGTACCTTACCTGCGTAGTTCACGTTGTAACGTCCAGCAATCGGGCTAACAATACCTTCAATGTACTTGTAGATTGCCATTACTTGACCAACCTGGTGGGTTGTCAAGTCCTGAGCATATACGTGAATGTGAGTACCTGCAGTGTCATTCATCTCTGCATTGTTCTCGTTCAGTTCCTTGCATAGCTGATACATTCCGTTGTGGTGTGCTCGCTGGACTCCACCAACGGTTCGGAACTCTGCCATGTCTGCTGTCTGGCAGTCACTGTCTCCACAGTGGCTTGGGTCGTCGTTGTAGTCTGTGCAGTTGTCACAGTCGCAGCTGTGAAATACACAGTCTGAACATCCGCACTCGCATTCGTCGTTACCCTCGTAGCTACGAAGACTTCCGTCTTCGCCCTTTTCGATTCCTGAATTGAATCTTGGTGTAACGTTCTTGGCGTCTGGAACCTCAATCTCGAAGCCCCAAGTTCTGGCTGTTAGACCGTTGCTTGGTAGCAACTTGATTGCTTCGTCAAGCTGAGCTAGGATCAACTCAGCTTCTGGCTTTGGTGCCTGCTCAAACACCTTCTCGATTCCAGTGTTTTTGGCTTCTGGAATTGAGTTATTGCGAAGCTGACGGCTGTATGACGCTAGCCAGTCGTTGTATGTTGAAATACCACGAATTAGGTTCTCGCGAGTAATCTCAATAACGCTCAGCTGCTTTAGCATGTAATAGAAGTTTATGTCTTCTAGAAGCTCGCTGCCTGCAATCATCGATGTCTCATCTTGACTGAAGATAATGTTACCGTTGCGAACGTTTACATTGTAAATGAGTCCGATCTTGTCTGCTGCTGCTTTCATAGTTGCGAACCAAACAGTAGCTTTGATCCGGTTGTTTTTGAGATACTCAACAAGCTCTGCGATATTCTCTGACGGTTCAGCCAATGTCTCTGGAGTCCATCCGGTGATAATGTGTCGAACGCTGTAGAACACTCCATCGTTTAGCTTGTAACCTGGTAGAATGCTGAAGATCTCTTTGAACTCTTCGTTTGTCATCTGACGGCGCTCGCCGTTTTCGTTGAATCTGCTGTTCCAGATCTCTTCGTACTTCGCCATCGCCTTGACAGCTGATGCTCTGAATTCAACTAAGTTGGACATTCTTTTCCTAACAATATAATTTTGAACCGCATTCTATTGAATGCATTATCGGCGCTACTACGCATAGCAGCGTTAAGATTACGAATAACATTCCGAATAATATATTTAGTGACTTGTTGTCATTTATCATCTCCTATATCTGAGCCAAACCCCCCGCGCGGGAAGCCCGTGTCTCTCGTGATCCCACGACGGGCTGACCGCCGCGGTTCAATATTTCATTTCTATATCTCATTTCAATAACTCTTTACTCGCCCACTCACTATTTCTAAATTTTAGAACCCACCCCGACCCTTATAAGGATGCGACCTTTTTTGAATTTGCCCGGATTTTTTGCGTTTTCGATTTGACAACCAAGCCGGCAACCATTAGACTATATACAGATGTCAAGAAAATCCCTCAAGGGGGAAAAATTCTCAAAAAAGTTTGCGAATGTTGTTGACACGACGGATGTTTTCCCGTAAACTATAAGTAGTTGGAAAACGCAATTGACCCGGATGGGTCGGAATGGATTAGATATTATGTGTGGAATCGGTGGATTCAGCCTCTCGACAGGCTCTAAAGTAAATGCTCGTAAACTCGCTCACGCTTTGCTTACCGGACTGGAGAAGCGTGGCAATCAGGCTTCTGGTTATGCTTTCCAGTATGCTCAGGGTTCTGGCTTCTATAAGCAGGATGTTTCTGGTAGCAACCTAACTCTCAAGTCTATGCCTAAGCAGGCTTCTAGTGTCATTTTGCACACTCGCCTTGCAACGCATGGCTCTATTCGTGATAACCGTAACAATCACCCGGTTCAGTCGCCTGATTCGTCTATTAGCCTTGTTCACAATGGTGTCATTTATAACCACGACCTTGTTCGTGCGCATTTGTCTAAGTCTAAGCAGTTGCCAGATGTTGATACTGCTGTTATTCCTGCTATTCTTCAGCAGTTCTCTTCTACTGACAAGTTCTCTATGCTTGACGGCGATGCGGCTGTTGCTTGGCTTGACGAGTCTAACAAGGGTGTTCTCAATGTTGCTCGTATCAGCCACAGTCCTTTGACTGTTGCTCAGTTGGCTGACGGCTCGTTCGTGTTTGCCTCTACCGAGTCTATCCTGACTAATGCCTTGGATTCTGTTGGCCTCAAGTATAACTTCATTATGGACGTGAAGGAGCGCACACTGCTTGCTGTTCGCGATGGTCGCATTGATGAGATGTCTACTTTGCCTGACCTTGACCCTGAGTTCGAGCAGAAGTTGTCAGCATCCTCTTACGCCTCTTACCGCTCTGCGACTGCCGGTGGCAAGTTCACCCAGCAAAGCACTGCTTGGGGCTATGACGACCCATACAGTGGCTTGTGGGAGGAGTATGACGAGGGCTTCGAGGATTACTTAGAGGGCTTTGTGCTTCACGAGGGTTTCTACTATGACTTCGACGGCACTTATATGGGAACTTATGACACTCTTCACGAGGACTACGAGACGGCTCGTTACAACCGTTACTGGTCGGACAAGAATATGTGTTACACCCAAGACCCTGAGGAGGTCACTCCGGCTTCTGAGGATGAGTATCAGTTCAATCGGTCCCAGACTATCGGCTCTCGTTTTAGCCGTCGTTCTTACTGGGACTAATTGATAACATATTCAACCCACGACACGCCCGAGTGCGTTGTGTAGACTTCACGCTCGCTCCCCAGTCCTCACTACATAGACAAATAATATAATAATAAATAATATAGAGACATAGAACACTTTCAAATTTGGCCCATTTTGCATCTAATATGTTTCAATCCTGAACATATTGAATGCGAAATCACCCCCTCCGCAACATCCCCCGACCATTACATAGCATTTTTTGTTAGTAGATTATAGTATATTCTACGAAGACATTTTATGAGATTCACCAATGTAACCCCTAACATATTCAATGCAAATAACATATTGAATGCATTTCGGGCGTGTCGGAATCCGTCCCCAAACTACACAAACAATCACAAAAAGGAGTAAATAATGTCAAGAACAGTCCGAGAAGTTATCGCATTCCTGTCCACAATGCCACCCGAGACAATCCTAGGTATCAACCAGATTTGGCTCAAGGAGGACGCTGAGGAGTTCACAAACGAGGCACTGACCGACAAGCAGTGGTCGGATATCGCCTACTACTACGACAATAACGAGTTCCTCGGTGACGATGGTAACGACACTATGAAGCAGGCCGTAAAGGAAATCATCAATGGCTAGCAACCCTCGACTTCGATCGATTGCGTTCTACGACCAGACCGGCCGGTTAGTTATGACCTGTAAGAGTCGCAAGGTGGCAGACGCTATCGCAGGGGAACTTTACCAGCCTATTTACAAGGAGTTCTTCTTCATCGCTGAAGACCAACTCAAGAACCTAAGTTACAGTCAAGCAGTTGACTTTGAAAACAAAATGAAAGAGAATAATGCTACTCAGTGAACTAATTTTTATCCTGAACAAATACCTCGCTAAGGATGGCGACCGGACGGTTGCTTATATGCTTATCGAGAAAGAGGAACTCGAACAAGCCTATGACGGCACACTCACCGAGGCACAGTGGGAGTGGCTGGCAGAGGACATCATCCAGAACCACTACCTAACCGACGACGACCTAAACAGTTACATCAACATCATGAGAGAAGAAGGTATCTAAATGATTGACAAAACCGTTATCAAAGAGGCTCTCAAGCCTAACCAGCCGACCTACGCCGTCTATCTAACCCTAGAGGAGATTATGCTGGCCGAGGAGGCTCTGTTCGACCGCTCAGCAGTTCTATCAGCGATTGCCGACCTCAACACCTACAACAAGCGTGAAGACAAGGGGCAGGCCCTCGACAGGAAGGTGGCACAGATTGAGGCGATTGCCAAGAAGATTGCCGTTCCACTAGATGAGATGTATATGGCGAATGAGGCATTGTCGCTTGTATAACAGTCAAGAAGAGATGCGCGAAGACATTATCACCGCGCTATGTGAAGAACTAGATTTGATGGAGATGCCAGTCCTCGGGGACGCGGTTGCTGGAACTTTCTTTGCATCAGACCCAGATTGGCTTGACAAAGCCAAGCGAGAGATATACACTAGTATCAACCAGTCACTCCGCAAAGTGAGCCGACTGGCAACAAGATTGGATTATCTGGAGAAAAATGATTTGTAGAGAATGTGGCTGGAGTGAGCCAGACCCGACAAGCAACACCGACATCTGCCCTAGTTGTGGCGGAGAAAGCCTGAGCGTGATTTTTGACTAAGCAAATTACCGTAACTTTCAAGGCCGTATACAAACTAGAGGGCGCACTGCTAGAGGAGTACCTAGAGCAACTGCATGGCCACGAGGACACGCTCTCACAGCGTCAGTGGTTTGTTATCGATCGATTTGTGGGACACGACAACCTAAGACTATTTGACCTAGACGCTCGGATGAGCATTGATGAAGAGGAGATATAGGATGAACCCAAGACTAGAGAAGATTGCCAGTAGACTGGCTGACGACCTAGTGCAAATGCACAAGGACACCGCCATTGAGATTGAGTTTTGGGGCAACGCCCTAGAACTTGTAGCAGAGTTTTACAGCGTTGACATTGCTTTCAAGAAGAAGGAGCGCAACAATGACTAAGTATGCAATTTACGCAACACGCCGACACTGGTATAAGGTGGAGGTTGAGGCCACCAACAAGGACGAGGCTTACAAGCAGGTTCAAGACTGGATAGCCGACGATTTTGAGGATTACGAAATACACGCCGAATGGTATTTCGACGTTGAGGAAGTAAAGACAAAGGAGACCGACAATGCCTAACTGGGTATTCAATTCAATTTCTGTTCGAGGTAGCGACGCAGAGGTAACAGCGTTCCTAGAACACGCTAGCAAGCCGTCACCGTTCACCCCAAATGAACCGAGGCAGTTCAACTTCCACTCGTTCGTCACCCCGCCAGAGGACAAGGTGGAGCAATACCACAGCGTCGCCGGTTACAGTGGTGGCGTGTTTAGCGGAGACCCTGAGTTCAACTGGTATAAGTGGAACAACGAGAACTGGGACACCAAGTGGAACGCTTGTGAAGAAGTTGTGGAGCGTGGCCTTAGCGACTATGTGCTTATCAACTTCAACACTGCATGGTCGCCACCAATGCCAGTGTTCGACGCTATGGCAAAGATGTTCCCAAACCTAATCTTCAACGTTGAATACGAAGAGGAGCAGGGCTGGGGTGGCATCCTCACCTACCACAACGGCGAGGTTAGCCACAAGTCCGAGTGGGACATCCCAGATTCGCACGAGGATTACGTCTCAAAGGGGCGTGAGTGCGTGTGTGAGTGGGACGACGACGAAGACTCTTGGTATAAGGACTGCCCTCGAACTGTGGAGGAAAAGAAGTCTATGGACAAGGACGGGAAACACTCCTGCAATTGTTCAAAGTGCGACAAATAGTGATACAATAAATCCCTAACATTCCTAAGGAGGAATATGAAACTCGAATACATTATTACAGGTGACGTTAGTGAAATCTCTAACGTTGTCGACAGCCTACGCAGCGAAAAGCGTTTCCTATCAGATACGCCAAACATCTCAGACTACAAGTGGTATCCGCTAGACGCATACACTCAGGTGGTTGAGGTTGTTGTTGAGAAGCCGGTAGACCCACGAGAACTAGAGTTGCTAACCGCAGACCTAACCTCGCTAACCATTGGCCGATTGATCGATGGCGTAGTCCACGACGTAATCTCGGCAGGAGAAAGTGAGGTAGTCAATGACTCGACTAACACCACACGCTAGACAAGCCCTTGAGACCCTCGTAGAGGAGCATTCAGCGTATGTGCTAGCCAAGGCAACGCTGGAGGCCGAACTCAAGAAGCAGTTGAACGAGCAGTTGGCGGTTATCAAGCGTAAGCGTGACATTGCGCTACGCTTGGCCGCTGAGGCTGGAGTGCCACGCACCCAGTTAGGCAAGACTATCGGCACGAGCAACTACAAGACTGTTCAAGACATCCTCGCAGAGACAAGCGAACTAGTAACGCGTTCGACATCAGCGGGATGGACTATCGCGAGGCAAGACGACGGCACTTACCGAGTCGTGCTACAGAACTTCGGCTTTGCCCGAGTTTCCGGTGAGGCGGTTGTTTCTATTGATGAAGCCGGCGAGTTTGAACACGTAAGCGGTGACGCATTCGTAGTCGGACAGTTGTATCAGAACGACGCAGTAACAGACGTTCTTGCAAGCATCTAGCATTATCTGGCTTGCGTTCTTCCTAGCACTAATCACTCCTTTTATTGTTGTTATCGTTGCCATGCTAGACAAAGATGGTGACAGCACAAAAACAAGAAGCGATATGCCAAACTACAAAGCACAGCACGAAAACTATTGGAGACAGTATCTTGACCAGTGAAGCACCCCTTGTTCCTTATAACTATCAGGAACGAGACATTGAACAACTTATTACCAATGACGGCTCAGGCATTGTAGCAACGCAGGTAGGTGGAGGTAAGACGCTTATTGCCATTGAGGTTGGTAAGCGTCTTGCCACTAGGACTAATCTTGTCATTGCGCCAAAGGGAACGCACAAGCGAGCGTGGGAGAAGACTATCAAGCGTCAGATTCCCGGCGCTGAGGTGTTCTATGTGAACTCTACTGTCGCAGGACAGCAAGCGTTCAAAGCGTTAGAGGCTGGGGCTAAGGGCTGGTTTATGGTCAGCCCAGAGTATTTCCGCAAGTTCCACTGGAAAGGCATCACGCCTGACCTAGCGGTATTTGATGAGGTTCACCGAGCGTCTAACCGCAAGAGCAAGACTGCCATTATGCTGACGACCCTAAAGGCTAAGCGCCGTATCGGAATGTCAGGCACAGTGGCAGGGAACAAGATCGATGGCATCTGGGCCATCCTGAAATGGATTTACCCAGATGTCGCCGGTCGCTCGTATTGGAACTGGGTTGACAAGTATTGTTCAACTGAGGTTGACTTCTTTGCCGGGAAGATTATTACTGGTGAGGTAAACCCCGGCGCAATCATCGAGTCAATCCCCTGCTACATCCGCCACCTCAAGCGTGAGAAGTGCTGTGAGTTTCACCCAGAGGGCATTGACAATGAACTACCACCAGTCCAGACGGAAGTCCGGACAGTGGAACTAGCCTCAGAGCAGAAAAGGATTTATAAGAAACTTGAGAAAGAATTATTCGTTTGGCTTGGTGAGAACCCGCTTGTCGTTGAAGTTCCTGTTGCTGTGCGTATTCGTCTTAGACAAATTACGCTCGGAGTGCCTGAAATCAATGAGCAGGGAGAAGTTACGTTTGGCGAGGATTGTAAATCATCCAAGTATGAGGAACTCCTCCAAATAATCGGAGACCACCCACAAGGCGAGCAGATGCTTATCCTAACCCATAGCCAGAAGTTCGCTGAGGTTGTGACTAAGCGACTGCAACGCCTAGGCTTCAACGCTTTCGAGTGGTCGGGCAAGGCTTCTCAGCCAGTGCGTGACCAGGCTCTGACGGACTTCATTGCCGGCAAGATTCAGTTCATCGTGGCTGTAATCTCAGCAATCGGTGAGGGAACAGATGGGCTACAGGAAGCCGCTAGCGTGGTTGTGTGGCTGTCTAAGGACGACAACCGTCTACTCAATGAGCAGGCCGCTGGTCGCCTCGATCGTCGTGGGCAGAAACGCTCGGTGATTAGTTATGAGATTATCGCTGAGGATACTTACGACGAGGGTCAGTTATCACGACTTGTCAAAGACCAACTGAGGATGAACGAAAGCCTGAGAAAACAAGTTGGCTAGGCTGGGTTGGTGCTTGACAAGTCACCACAAACAGTGCATACTAGAGATACCAAATTACATCTGCGATTGCGATTGCCACAAGGAGGACAATGCTACTAGAACCTAAGGATGTCTGGGCCCCGGACTGCTGTGAGGCAGACGATTGCGCAGATGAGTGCAACTGTGAGAACCACGGTTGCGACGAGTGTGGCATAAGCCACGGTTGCAGGTGTGACGCAGATTTTGACGCGTGGCAAGATATGGAATTGGAACTTTATTTTGACTAAAGCAGAACTAGCACTACTAGTTGAGGTGCAGGTATTGATTGCGTATGACGAATTGCTAGAGGAGATGAAGCAGGCCAATGGTTGAGATTGAACTAACAAGGCAACAGGTTGAAATGCTCTTCACCTCGATGAAAGCGGCCGAGTCTGCTTATACAGAGGCTGGGCAATGGAAAGCCTGCAAAGAGTTGGACAAGTTGCACCGAGAACTACACAAGCAAATTTTCACATACGGACAAGTAGAGGAATAATATGGACATCAAGGTGTGGAGCACCCCAAGTTGTGTGCAGTGTATGATGACAAAGAAGGAACTCGATCGACTCGGAATCAAGTATGAGTCATACGACCTAACAGAGCACCCAGACAAGTTGGAAGAGTTTAAGGCTAAGGGTTTGCTACAAGCCCCTATCGTCGAGACTGACATCAAGATTTGGTCCGGCTTCCGCATCGACAAGATTAAGTCGCTCCACTCATTCCTACTAGGAGAGAACCACAAGTGAGCGATTACGAAATTGTAGACCCACGAACTGGCGAGATGATTGAATTCTCGACAACCATTGACATTAGTCTTATTCAGGACTACAATAGTTGGGTGGTCGAGAATAGGATGAGCCCACCGCTGTTCTCGCCTCTAGAGTATGCACAGCACATCGAGAACGAAAAGCGCAAGCAAGGCGTTGAAAAGGCGATTGCAATGATTGAGCAATACAACAAAGGCACACTGTGGGAGCCAGAGATGGTGAATAAACTGTTAGGAATTTTGAGGAATGAGGAATGAAGTGGTCGGGTTTGAACCTATCTACAACCCAATTAAGCACCAGTTCACAGAGGAAGAGATGCTAGAAGAGATTATCGTAAAGGAAGAAAAGCCTGCTGTAAAGAAGGCTCGAATCAACCCAGACTCTATACCGGTTCTGCTACTCGCTGTTGTGCTGGTGGGCATACTAATGGTCTCATCATTCGCTGTATCATTCAGTGGTATCTACTCTGTCTCAGAGTGGACTGGAATCCCAAAGGTTATCCAATGGCTACCGGCACTATTCATCGACGCTGCAATCTTGGCCTATACAGTCTCGCTGATTGTGTTCAAGGCTCGCGGTGAATCTACTTGGAGGACGACACTTGGACTATCGGGGTTTGCGATCATTTCTGTTGTGGCTAATGCAAGCCACACTCTTGCTTACTGGGATGGGACTTCTTCTGACTACCGAGTTTGGATGGGTGTTATTATTACCGCCAGTGCCCCTATTGCTGTTCTACTGGCTTCTGAAGAGATTACGCGTCTAGCGTTTGCAAAGGAAGCCGAGTAATGGCCGGAGACGGAACCATTATGACTACCGACCCATTGCACTTCGGCATAAAGCCGGAGGCTATGGGGAAGTGGCGAGCGTTGTTCTCGGCAATCGAGAAAGAACCATACTACCCATGCCTGTATAACCCATACTTTTATACCGACTATGACGGTCTGGGTTTTGAGGCTCGCAGTGGCAACGGACCTGGGCGCTCAGCCCTCACCGAGGACGACTGCGAAGCCTTGTGCTATGGTTGCCCAATACTAAAGCAGTGCTACGACTTTGCTGTTGCAAACGAGGAGCAGTATGGAGTGTGGGGCGGTATTGACTTTTCCAGAAAACCAGATACACTGTTCTAATACACATTTAAAGGAGAGAAAATGATTCCGGATTCACGAATCAGGGACATGGCGCTTGGGCTTTTCAAGCAAAAGTCCGCAAGAGACTCGCAACGCAAAGTAGGAGCATCAGACTTCTCTGACCCATGCGAGTTCCACTTAGCCAAGAAGTTGCTAGGCCTGCCGTCAGGCGAGTTTAAATACTGGATGGGCGCTAAGGTAGGAACTGCAATCCATGAGTTCCTAGAGGCGCGTATCGAGACAGTCGACCTTGATGAGTTTCCAGAGTTTGCATCTGCTCGTGTTGAGCAGACAATCGTACTGGGCGAACTTGACGGCTACGGTACAATCAAGTCAAAGCCAGACCTGGCCCTAGTTGAGGGCAAGCACCTTGTTGACTGGAAGACATCGAAGCGTGAGAAGTCACGCCAGTTGCAGTCCGTTGTGCTAGGCGAGGCCAGGGACACTAAGGTTGCCGCTGAGTCAACCTACACCCTCAAGCGATACTTTGCGCAGGCGCAGATTTACGCATGGGGCTTGAACAAGGGTGGCACTGAGATCGATGCGTGTTCTCTTGTGTTCATCAACCGAGATGGCACGTACGACCCTGACGTGTGGACTTGGACATTCCCTTATGACGAAGCATTCGCACAATCAATGTGGGACAGATTAGCAAGAATCTGGGCTGAGGTTCAGTCCGGTAAAGATATCGAAGAGTTCCAGCGTGAAGAGCACTGCTTCGACTGCAAGGTTTTGGAGGCCTAATGAATAACATAAACGTAAACAAGACAACCGTCCGACTGGCATCAAGCATGGCGCTAATCTATCGCATCTGCTTCTCAGTAATCCTGCTGTGGGGCGCAAAGGAAAGCGACTCAGAAGCACTCAAGTGGATTATGCTATCGATCGTATCGATTATGATTACGTTTGGACTGTATCGTTTCGTAAAGATGATGGCATTTGCAAACAATTTGAAGAAACTTGAAAAAGCGCTTGACAAGTAGAATTGAATATGTTATACTGAATATCTCTTAAGGAGGAGAAAACAAAATGAGCGATTTCCCAAAACTGCCCTTTGAGCAGTTCATTACAAAAGCAGACAAACTAAACACGCCAAAGACCATCCTGGTCTACGGCGACCCAAAGCGTGGTAAGTCTTGGTTTGCTGCATCAGCCGCTGAAGTCAAGGAACTCTCACCAGTTCTAGTAATTGACACCGAGGGTGGCTCATCCGCAATTGCACGTGACTGGAAAGATGTCGACGTGGTTGAGGTTGACACTCACGAGAAGTTCGACAGCGTAGTTACTGCGCTACTCGACCAGCCTCACAAGTACAAGACCGTTATCATCGACACGCTCGGCGTTGCGATGGACCGGGCAGAGAAATTCTTTGGAGAGAAACCAGAGAACCGCAACAACAAGTTCGGTAAGTGGGGTGACTTGAAGGAGTGGATCAACCTATTGGCCCGCAAACTTCACGCCGCTCCGTTCCTATCAATCCTCGTAGCACACGCTCAGGACGACAAGGACGACCAGACTGGTGCAGTTAAGACTGTGCCAATGTTGCCGGGGTCAGCGAAGAACACGCTTCCAGCTATCCCTGACATTATCGGATACATGGGCGCAGAAACTGACGAAGCAGGAGTTGTACATCGTGTGCTAAACTTGCAGTCTTCAGAGCGTCTCGTATCTGGAAACCGCTTCGGACTGCCAGCAAAGCTGTACGGCCCAAGCATCAAGAAAATCATTGACGGCATCAACAAACTAGGAGGAAACTAGACTTATGTCAAACCTAACAATCAATCTATCACCTGCTGACCTACAGCAGAACAGCGACTACGCACCAATCCCTGCCGGAACCTACAACGCAACCGTCTTCAACGCCGAGTTGACCGAGGTCAAGTCAGGCGAGAACGCCGGCAAGCCTCAGTACAAGTTGCAGTTCCGCATCTCGGACGGCAAGGCTGAGAACCGTCGCATCTTCACCTACGTCCCCCTATACACCGGCAAGGCCTTCTGGAAGTCTCAGGCGTTCTTCTCGGCTCTGGGCTACGACATGAGCGAAGGCTCGTTCACCGTCCCGACTCCAAACGAGTTGGCTGGTAAGGCAGTGGCCGTAAAGGTTACCGTTGTTCCTGGTCAGAACGGCGGAGAAGACAACAACGTTGCAGGCTTCGTCAAGGCTGGCACTGCAACTGCTTCATCGCTTGCTGAGCCAATCAACGTAAAGTCGGCTAGCGAAATTTGGGTTTCATAATCTAAATGGGCAGTCCTGGGGTATGACTTAAAACTACCCCACAAGCCCCCACTGGCGTTGCGCCCCGTTTCTCTCCTTTCTGGCGCAGTCAAGTTCGATTCTTGACCGGGGCACGATGAGGGTGACTCCTCATGTTAGGTGCTAGTGCCGAAATGCTAGATGGTGGACTCGCTCGCCAAAGAAAGAGTGATGGGCAGACAACAGCCCTGAGTAGGACAAAAGCGCCTACAACAGTGCTCCCGCTTGGAGGTGTATGAAGAATAGAGCCTGTGATGGTAGTCTAGTCAACTGCGCATCATACCTTGCCCCTTAGCTCAATGGCAGAGCAGAGAGCTGTTAACTCTAAGGTTGTTGGTTCGAATCCAGCAGGGGCAGCAAATGGGAGAAACAAATAGAAAGGAGGATACATGGAGATTAAAGATTTTCTAGAAACAGTGCTAGGCAACGGCGCTGGATACGCGACTATCGTAACTAAGGATGCTCGCAACGTCCCTACTGTGCAAAAGTTCTTCTCGTATCCAGATGAAATTGACGAGATGGCCGAATACGCCAAGGCGCACAAGGCTGAGGACGTGTACTTCTCGCCAATCCTTTACTACGAAGAGCGACGCATTCGTGAGAACGCTAAGAGCGTTTCGGTCGTCTACGCAGACGCAGACACCTGCAACCCAGCCAACTTCAAGATTGCTCCTACGATCTCTGTAGAGACCTCTAAGGACCGCTGGCATGCATACTGGGTGCTTGACGGAGAGCAAGACCCACAGCGTGTTGCGCTACTTGCAAAGAAGATTGCTTACGCACACCGAGACCAGGGTTGCGACGTATCAGGTTGGAACCCGACCAAGTTGCTTCGCGTTGCTGACACCAGCAACTTGAAGTATGACGAGTCACAGCCGGTTGTTGCAGAGACCAACGGAATCATCTACACCATCGCAGAGATTGAAGAACTCTACAAGGGTGTAGTTGTCGACTCTATGCCTGAACTTGCAAACGCACCAATGCCTGAGGCTATCCCTGAGGTTATGGCTGTGCTTGCAAAGGTTTCAAGCAACTCTGACATTATCTCGCTATACCTTGACGAGCCGACACCAAACGCCGACCTGTCAAAGATGCTGTGGAAACTTGAGATGGAACTGTTCCGTCAAGGGCTAACCGCAGAAGAAGTGTTTACAATTGCAAAGCATGCAAAGTGCAACAAGTACCACCGCACAGACCGCCCTAAGCGCATGGACGCAGACGGCGACCTGTGGCGTGAAGTGCAACGTGCCGGTGCAAGCGTAACGTCAAACGTTATTACCGTTGAGCCTATTGAAAGCGAGGCAGAAGACTATGAAAGAAAAATCGATTTCCTCACCGAGAGTGAACGAAAAATTGTTGCGGAAACGCCAACCTTTGTCGATGCCTACGTCGACTGGGCCGGGAAGAAAACAGACGGAGCTGTTGAGTATCAGGTCGCTGGTGCGTTCACCGTTCTCTCTTCTGCATTCTCGGACATTGGATGTGCAGCACCAAAATACGGCAGAATGGGACTAAACCTCTGGTTCATGCTACTTGGTGAGACAACTCGTAGCCGTAAGTCAACAAGCCGTAGCCTCATGCTACGAATGATTACAGCATACGAGAACCACGCAGGCTACCAGATCGACATCGGCTCTAACGCGACCGGTGAAGCACTTGTCAAGCACCTTGCAGGTCGAGACAAGATGACCTCACTGTTCCACCGAGACGAGGTTCAGGGTCTGTTCAAGGAGTTTGTAACCAAGACTTACATGGCTGCTGCTGCTGACCAGTACACAGAACTCTACGATGGTAAAGTTCCTGTAATGCTTCGCTCGACAGGCGCTTCAAGCGGTGTCAAGGCTGTTCAGACCGAACGAGCCGAGACTAACTTCTTGATGTACTTGATGGGTATCACAAGCAAGGTTGCAGAAGTTCTGACAATCGACTACTTCCGTTCAGGATTCTTGGCTCGATTCATTTACGTTGTTGCTGACGCACCTGAGAGAACTCGTGAAAGCGAGGACTTGGCACAGGCCAGTGAGCAAGAGGTTATGGTTCGTGACGAAGAGATGGACAGGCTGGTTGCAAGCCTATTCGGAACCGCCTCATGGTGGCGACGTAAAGGTGCACCGTTCCCTCGACCAATCTTCTTGTCGGACGAGGCGCTAGAGCGCTTCAACCGCTTCAAGTGGGAGATGGGTGACTACACTCATGGACACCCTAACGAGGAGTCTATCGAGCCGTCTCGCCAGCGTCTAGCCCTATCTGTGTGGAAGATTGCAGTTCTACTTGCAATGTACGACCGCTCAGAAAAGGTTGAGTCAAAGCACTTGCTTATCGCAATCCACTACGCAGAAGGCTGGTTTAAGAACCTTGTGCGCATGGCTGGTGCAATCTCCGCTTCGGAGTGGCAACGTGACGTTGATAGCCTTGAGGCTGTAATCCTACAGCGTGGTGGCAAGATGCGATACGAAGAGGCTTACAAGAAGTTCAACAACAAGCGCAAGCGAGAGTTTGACGAGATGGTTGATGCACTTCGTTCACAGGCCAGACTTAACGTGTTTGTTGAAGGCCACAAGACATTCTTGGAGTTGATTAACTAATGCGTAAACAATCAGACAGACTATTCGCAATACATGAAGCAATTTGGATTAGAGATAATGCAGAACTTATCAGGAAGGAGGCGCTAATTGAGAAGGCCAAAGATCTCGCAAACTATGATTTATTTTCAAATCGCCAGATATCGAAAATATCGGGTGGTGTTCTTAGCCATGTGGCTGTTAGCGCTAACATCCCGAAAGCCAACAAAA